CATTTACATCTGCCATAATTACTCCTAAATCGTGGTTTCCAGCCTTTACGCATCTTGCAATCGGACATACACCTCTTTGAAAATCAGCAGAAGCTCCAGCGTATATACTACCTATTACTTCCATTCAATCACTCCATTGCTTCCATAATTATCAAAGCCTTTATAATCTCTTGCCCTAAGAGTTACGGCTATATCAATCTGTTTGCCTGCCGTCTCTCCCATATCCTTTAACAACCAAGTTTCCGTCTGACCGCAAATTTGAGATTCCGCAGTCATATTTTGCTTTGATACAGTTTGCAACTTCTCTTTGTTGTGGTTTATTGATTGTTCCGTCAACGCAAGTCTGTCTGTCTGTCTGTCTGTCTGTCTGTCTGTCAAGATTGTGTTGTGGCAATGTGCCGTTGTCAATAAGCTGTTTTATCAGCTTGTCAGCCTTTTCATTGTTGATGTAATACTTTTCATCTACATTATCCTCAAGATAGTCTTTCAACTTCTTTTTGAGTGGTATAGGCTGTGGAAAATGGTAATTGTACTCGCCCAGGAATGAAAACATAAAACACCTTTCACGATTTTGTGCTACCCCATAATTTTTAGCGTTTAAATCTTGATAGTAATTTGTGTAGCCAAGGCTTTCAAGGAAATCTATCCACTTTCTAAAATCAGGCATATTATCCTGACTATGTACTTGTGGCACATTCTCCATGAATAAAATCTGTGGCAATTCTCCGTTGCTATCTCTGATTTCTGTTAGTATTCTCTCAACTTCCCACAACAGACCGCTTCTTGTACCGCTTCCCTTAGACATTCCAGCTTGTTTCCAGGCAACTGATAAATCCGTACAAGGGAACGAGTAAGTAAGTAAGTAAAGGTTTCTGTGTCGCAGATATTCAAATCTTCTGCATGAACCTTTGTTATGTCCATTGTGGGGAAATCTGTACCATGTACTGCGTTATAGCTTGCTATGGCATACTTATCAAACTCCACAACTCTGTAATGCTCAAACTTAGCACCTATTCTCTTTAGTGCCATTGCCTGACTGCCGTAGCCGGCGAAAAGTTCTATTAAGCGAATGGGCTTTGTTATGCTGATTGGTTCTCTTGTGAAGTCAAATATGCTCATTTGATTATCACAAGAATAATTTTCAAAATTCATAAAATCTACCAAAAGGAAACCTCGGTTTTATGTGCGCACAACCTATTCCTTTCTTTGATTTTTGGTTATTTATCTTCTTTTTTCTTAAAATCTTCACAAGACACATCAAGCAAGCAACCTACATAGTTAATGGCAACAAGCCCACTATTTTTCCTATAACTGTAAGAATTTTTGCAAACATTACAAAATTCTTTGCCAACATTTGCCTTGCAACTTGTCTTTTTATCTTCAAGCTCTTCTTTTAGCATTGCATTTTCTACAGTAAGTTCAGAAATTTTATTGTCTTTGTTAGATACTTCTTGAAGTAACTGATTATATTTTTTCTTACTTAAAATCTTCATTCTACATCACCCTTTCTTTTTCTTCTTAGGCTTAAACTTAAAAACATCATTTTTCTGACGGCTTACCATGCTACGATAGCCGTTCATTTTACTGGCTCTGCTTTTACTCATACCTCACACTCCTTCCGGTTTCTCGCACATCTCAAATTCAATCACCCATACCCACGGGTTTGCATCCCAACTGTAACGATCAAGATCAGATTTCTTGATGGTTGAATCCCAAAGGTCATGAAACATACCTTTTACGAACTCGTCTCCGACGTATTTTAAATGTTCTTCTTCAATTCCTTCTTTCACACACCCTTTTCCGTCAATATCCTGCAACCGCTCCACCCTCACATCCGTAGCCCGGAGCCAGATACGTGCCGCTCCTTTCGGCATATGAATGGACGGACGGTATATCAGTTTTGATGATTCCTTAAATGTAGGCAAGTCTGCCAGCTTATCATCAGCCCTGTAAATATATGTTCCATCTTCATATCCTTCGCTCCATGTTTCTCTCACGTACAGTATATCGTCCGTGTGATATGGCGGATTCCATCGTTTGCTTAATTCCTCATCCTTTATATTTTCCGGAAGCTTATATCCTTCGCCCCAAAGTTTGTGTGCTCCCCTGTTTGGATATGTCCATTTTCCTATACAATCCTTGTGGCTACCTGCATATGTATAACATAGCCCTGATTGTGGTTGTGGCTTTATCACACGTCTGGTGCAAGTCTTCCGTCCGTCCAGAATTGCCCGAACCATCTCGGTGTTAAATAAAATTGGTTTAATCGCCATCTGTTTCACCACCTTCCCATCATGTCCGGTGAATTCCACCATGATTTTTCAACTTCTAACTTTTCAACTTTCGCTTTAAGTTGTTTATTTTCCGCTTTCAGGTCTTTGTTTTCCGTCAAAATCTTTTGCAATTCGCAAGTATTTTTGTACTCACATTTTTCGTCAGCAGAATACTCCGTGCACATTTCACATAATTTTTTGCTTGTCACTCTACTCCACCGCCTTTCACAATCTCGATTGCTTTATGTACGCATTCTTCTATGCACTTTTCATATGGAGTGTTTTTATAATAGTGTGTTTCTTCATTTCCATAGTCTTCCAACTGCTCCACAACCTTGTCCGGATCGTAGGCAGTCGGCTGTGCATCTATCACGCTTGCCAATGTTGCCAAACTTACTCTCCTAAAATCATCATCAGATTTACTCGCACACATGCAATATTCTTTTAGTGCGTCTGCATCAATCAGTCCCATCGTTTTTATCTCCTCTTTTCAAATAATCAAAAATCTCATGTCCAATCATCCCTACAACTGACAGAATGCAAAAAAGTTTAACTCCAAATTCTGTCAGAATATCTAACCTAATGGCTATAAGTATTAGTAGAAAGAAATTTATGTACGATTGAAACATCATTCTTCATCACTCCAATCAAACTTGCAACCGCACTTACTACAGTAATTTGGTGCATTGTTGTTATTCATTATTCCTATATCGTGACTTACTATGATTGTGTTTCCGCATTCACAATGGAATACAGAAAGAGTATCACTTAGGTTATGGTTAAATATAGGTTTCTTGATATGTTTGCTATCGCATCTGCAACAAGGCTCATTATTTCTTGAATTGCTGTTGTTCTGGCAGTTACAAGTGTGTGCTTTTTCTTCTATGGCTAAGTCAAGATAATATTTCAAATCTTTTATCAAACTGATAGTTCCGTAGAGCTGTTTTTCCTCAAGCATTTCAACAACTTCCGATATTCTTCTATCAAAGTCTCGCTTGCTTACACTTTTAAGAAATTTATCCATCTCTCCACCTCTCAATTCTTTCAGTTTTGCTTCGGCTTCGGATTTTGTGAGGAATACTGTTTTGCCAAATTCCATTACATCAATTTGACCAGATAAAGTCCTGTCATTTGATTCATAATCGCAAAACAGTGTAGTTTCTCCATCTTTAAAACAATCCAAATGGAAGTCCTTAACTGTAAACTTGTCTACATCTTTTCCAAATCCTGCAAAATCAAGGAAAATTTTATCTCCAACCTTACAAGGCAACTTGATAAGTCTGCCCTGTTCCTCTAAGTCCTCATATTCTTTGAGTTTTCTTAAATATTCAGCAACCTGTTTATGCTCCCAATATTCTTTTATCCCATTACCCATAACTGCTGTTTCAAGATACTTAACATCACAAGCTTTTTCGTACATTCCTGTTTTTCTTCCGCAATGCTCGATTATCTCATCAATTGTTAATCTCTCCATGTCTATTCCTCGCTTTCTGCCAGCTTTGCCATTTTCCAATCGCTTATATCGCCACTTCCGCGCGCACTCCAAGATGTTGCTCCGTATCCCCATGCGTACACTGTTCCGTTCTCGTATTTTGCAAAATACCTCCGTGTCCACGCATCAGATTCTATGCCTCTCACAAGAATCGGCGTATCGACCGCTACCTTGCTCCAATCAACAGGCGGCTCAACATATTCTGAATTAAGCCATTCGCGGAAATTATATGTACTTCCTTTGCACGAATCTGATTCATAAAAATCGCACTCTTCACATTTAATTTCTTCGCAAATTGCAGGCTTTCCATTTTTTAATCCAAACAGTGCTGTGTTTGCCGCAAGTTCTATAATCTCATTTCCGTATTTTTCTTTATTTGTCATATTAAACCTCCAAATCACATATAAACTTAATCTCATTCGCCAAACTCTGCGCTATCATCGGCACCGTCAACTGAAACTGCTTGTAATTATCCAGTGTGTCAATGTAGTCGATGAATTTTTCCAAGAAATATTGCAACTGTTTCGCTGTTATCTTAAACTCCTTTTTCAGAATCGTAAGTGTCAGCGCAAAATAGTTAAACAAAGATGTGCTGGAAAGCCTGTATGCTTCACGCTCGATGCAGAAACCTTTCTTTGCATACATGTTCATTAACTGTCTCTGTGGAATTTTTCCGACTTCCTCTTTGATGTCGATTTCGTATTTACTTTTCAGGTAAACAGACAAGTCCTTTCCGTTCTTCCCGCCGCATGATGCTTCATCCAAGTAAGATTTCAAAAAATCCTGCAACCGGATGATTCTTGCCTGTCCGAACCCAAATTTGTCATGCAGAATTATGTACCCAATCACGACAAAATCTTTGTATGATTTTGATATAACCTTATCAGAATTTCTCTTTTCAAAATCATTTCGCCCGATAATCCGCATTTCCTGTTTTGTGTAAAATGTTGGCTTTTTATTCCGTCTCAACGCATTGCTCATTTCTTTGATTTCTCCTTTCTGTATGTGATTTCCAACCATGCAAAATGACTCAATACAAGCTGTCTTGCACGCTCTTCAATCTCCATTCCTTTGTATTTGTTTATCAATGATTCTCCGGCTTTTACAACTTCATCCCACCAAGAATCAGTGCTGTCCGGTGAATAGTATTTCTGAATGAATTGCCAATAATCCATAAATACTTGCCATTCTTCCGAACCCTTTTCAATCTTTGCACTTGCCATAGCCACTACCTCTAAAATGGACAATCGCCATTGTATGGCTTAAATCCGTCCCCACGTTCTTTCTTTTTTATTTCCGCAACAACATCATCAAACGGTTTTTCGATTTCAACAAACTTCATGTGATCTCCATCAAATTCCATTGCTTCACGCATTGTCATTCCCTGTCTGTTCTTCTCGATTTTTACACCCTTGGCTCCCTTGTCATTGTCTGACAGATTCCACAGCATAATTATGTTTGACGCATCCTGTTCGATTGCCCCGGATTCCCTCAACTCTGCCATGGTAGGCTCTTTTGTGTCTCTGCTTTCGGAAGCCCTTGTTATCTGTGAAAGTGCTATTACATGTGTATTTAAGTCTCTTGCAACCGATTTTAAACCTCTTGAAATTGATGCTACTTCTTCATTTCTTCCGGAATATCTGTTATCCGGCATAAGCAACTGCAGATAGTCAACAACGATAACATCAAAGTTTTGGTGTCTGCATTCTGACTTTATCTCTCTCGGAGATACAGTACCGGATGCAATCCATAATTGATAATCAATCATTTCTTCATTCGCTTGGTTAAATTTTTCCTGTTCATCGCCAAGAAATGCTTTTGCCCTTCTGATTCTCGTTAAGCCGATTTCCGCAAGCCTTGAAATAAATCGCTCATACACCTGTTTGTCGCTCATCTCTAAGTTGAAATATGCGACTTTAAGTCCTTTTTTTGCCATATTCCCAATAATCTGCGTTGTGAGTGCGGATTTTCCTACTGCCGGTCTTGCGGCAATTACTGTTACATCACCGCGTTCAAGGTCTCCAAGCGCATCATCAAGTTGCGATAACCCGATTTTTATACCGCCCTCTCCAACACTTTCGTTGAAATATTTGTCTTTATTCTCAACTGAAATCTGCTTAATTGGTTTTAACTTTACTTCTTTTCCCTCTTGCAAATGCTCAAGTCTCGTAAGAAGATCGCTGATTGTATCATCAATGTCGCATGGTTTTAAGCTGGATTTCTGATACATGTCACGAACCGTTCTTACTTTGTATTCTTTCGCAACCGCATCGGCATAGCTTTTAACCATAGTTGAAGTGATTGTTCCGGTAATACAGGATTTCATCAATTCACCAATCTGTTCCTGGGTGTATTTGTGGTTCTCAAGTGCCATTGATAAAGACATTGGGTCAATACTTTCATTCCGGTCATACATGGCAAGCATTTCCTTGTATGTGTCCTGCGCGAAATCCGAACTAAACATTTCCGGTTTCAGTGTTCGCCAGATGCTATTTAGCACATCATTGTCAATCAATATGCACCCGATCACTCCGAACTCTGCTTCTGTCAACTGCAATCACCTCGTTTCTCTGCGATCTGCAACCAATAGTCGCAATCATTTTTCAGCCAATCAACATATTTTGGAATGTACCGAAAATCCGTATCGTCCGGATTCTTTTCTTGATAGTCACTCAAATATGCTTCTGTGGCTTTGTATAACAGCCGTGCAATGTCCGGTTGGTTCTCTTCGATAACTTCTAGCACCTTATCCATCCAAGCTGTTTTAGAGGTACTGTACGCTGTTTTCTTGGGGTATATATTAAAAGTCTTTTTCCATGCATCGTCAAAATCAAACAAATCTCCAGAATCGGTCGACAGCGAATTTTCTTTTATATTTTCTTTCTCTTTATCTTCTTCTTTTTCTTCTTCTTTTTCTGAAACAGCGACGTCAGACGATTTATCGGGCGATTTTTGCTCAATTAGGTTCTTCTGCTTCTTTCTTCGGTTCTGCTGATATAGCCTGTCACGCTCCTTTTTCTTCTCATAAGCGTCAAGCGTTTGATGCTTATTCCAATTCGGAATCGTTATCACGTTGTCAACAACTTCAATCATTCCAAACTCTTCAAATGTCTTAAGCGCAAGCCTTACCGTGTTCAAATCTCTGCGAAAAATGGTGGCAAGCATTTCATCTGTGAACGGCAACTTATTGCTCATCATAAACACACCGTTGTTATTCTGTTTTCCGGCAAGAATAAGAAGTTTGAACCAAATCGTAATGATGCTATCCGCACTCGGCATACTCTCAATCAGCAGAATCTTTTCATCATCAAAAACATCTGTTGTGATTTTAATCCACTTGACTTCTGCCATTTAATCACTCTCCTCATATGTATTTTCAGAAATCAAAGCCATAAACTTCTCATACTGCTTTTCAGAAACTTTGTTACCCTGTTTCTCCGGCTTCAAGCGGATTTCAAGGTGCTTTTCAGCGATATGCGATAATTCCTTGGCAAGACTCTTTTTGCCTTGCTTAATGCCGTCATAATAGCCTTTTGCCGGCTTAAATTCGTTTATCTTTTCTTTTCCTGTGCCTTGACCGCCAGCCGTTTTGTTGTAACGGCATTGATAACCTTTCTTTGTATATTCCAAAATCCAATATTGTTCCATTTCATCAAGTTTCTCTCTCGGATAATGGATAAAATTCAATTTCCACCCATACGGATTTTCTTCACTATAAAATCCTCTTTTTTTAATCGAAAGATCTATGTGCTGATAACCGGATAAATGTGAAATATTTCTCTCTAAGCAGTCAACACTCTGACCTATATAAAAGTAAGATATACCGTTTTCATCAGTCCTCGTGTAGAAATAAATTCCGCTCTGATTTTTCATTTCCGGACAAATGCTTAATATCCGTTTCTCGTTGTTCTTTTTTATTGCATATAGCTGCTTATAATTTACATTCGGCATTTTCTTCTACCTCTCAATGGCGTTGTTAATATCTCTTCGATAGTCCAACCCATATCCTTTCTATGTAATAAGCAATGTGCATTTATACCTACTATTTCAGCCCACTCAACAACCCTATGGGTTTGTCCGTTGTGCTCCCAAACAGGCGAACCCGATAAATCTTTACATTTTTTACTGCAATAAACCGCGTCATTGTAATGACCACCTCTTTTGGCGTTAAATGAATTATTGCAAATAGGACATATTTTCATATAGTCTTTTGTGTTTGGATGCTCTCTGCAATAAAGAATCCTTCCGCAGCGATTGCTACATGTTTTTTGCCCATTTCTCTGCTTTTTCACAAATTGCTTTCCGCAAACAGGACATTTTAAAAATTTTTCCTCTAAAGGAATGCTATTTCTTTTGTTTTTAGCTTGTTCTGCATTTGTTACAAACCTGCAATTGCTAGGCTCGTAATTCCCATTAACATCAATTCTGTCAATGGTTAAAATGTTCAATCCCTTATCCGTCTTTTCCTCTTTATACCTGTTTGCGATTGCCCAATCGTGGAAACTTAGAAAATCATTCTTCCATTCATCACACATTGCAATCCCTCTTCCACCGTAATTTTTATAGTCGCGAGAAGTTTTGCAATAGCAACGATATTTAATACTTTTCCACAGAGGATATAATCTACCGCATTTATTTGATAATCCGTGTTTATATCCCATCCAATCACTTCCTCTCCAATGGCTTCATGCTCATTTGAGCCACAAACTTTCCGTAGCTCATACCAGAAGCGCGTGCCATATGATTCACAGCCTTGATTGCATCGTCCTTTTTCTTTGGCTTTCTCAAGCGTTCTTTAACTTCATTGCCGATGCAGTCTTGGCAATCAACTTTTCGTTCATCTATCGTCATAAACAACCTGCCACATTTCGGGCATATTCTTGTATACACAATTCTTCCAGCCTTTTTAAAATTTTTAAACTGTGCGTATCTTCTTGCACATTTGGGTCTACAGTATTTTTGATCTGGTCGCTTCGGCTCAAATTCAGCCATACAGTATTCGCATAATTTCAATTTTTACCTCCAATCTTTTGTAAGGGCGGCGGCACGGTAAACGCACCGCCAAAACATGGCTTTCAATAAGGTTTGTGATAACTATTCGCCAAACAAGATAGTTTCTTTTAGGCAAATGCCAAGGTGTTGCAACCTATTTTAATATTCAAGATTGAATGTAATTCTTGGGTTATATACGCTACCCTCGTTATCGTCGATTTCATAAAAATCGACATCTTCATCGAACTCTGCAGTTACGGTTACTTCCTGCGTGTCGTTCTCATTGTTCCTGTCAAATTCCGCTTCAACATCGGTATCGAATTTTGCTTTTACATGGAACTCCACTTCTGTATCTGGCTTAAACTACACCAAATCTTGAATCAACTCATATACTTTCATATCTGCTCCTTTCAGAACGGACAAAGGTTCATATCAACCTCTAGCCCTTTCTCTGCAACATAAACATTCGCTCCATATTCAATTGTTTCTTTCGTTCGTTTTAGGAATAACGCGGGATCTCCGCTTGTGTCCGATAAGTGTATTAAAACGACATTCCGTAAAGCCGGGTTGTCGTTCGTCTGAATAAATTTAAGTGCCGTATCAAGGCTCATATGCCCTCGTAAACGGTGTTCATAGTTCGGTTCATTCCGATCTACCAAGTCCATGCTATAATTGGCTTCAACCATGATATGCTCAACATTCATGCCGGAAAAGTTGTACTTGCAATACTCCAAGTCGGTCAAGAATAACAGTTTGCCCATTTCCTCGTGTTTGATTAAATAGCCGTAGCACTCTATTTCTGTATCATGCGGTACATTGAAGGGTGTTACTGTAAAACTGCCGATTTGCCTTGGTCTGCGCGGTGGAATGGCTATTGTACGCTCTCCTGTAATGGTTTCAAGTGCGGTCTGTGTTTCAAATGCCGTATAAACCGGAATGCCGGATTTCATAAAATCTTTTATGTATCGTGCATGGTCTCCATGTTCGTGGCTTACAATGCAACCGACAACATTTGCTATTTTCCAATCAATCATCTTCTTAAAATCAAGAAATTTGCATCCTGCTTCGATTGCAAGGATTTCTCCATTGTCGGCAATTAAGGCGTATGAGTTACCGGATGAACCGGAACCTAAGACTTTTAATTTCATAGGCTACTCCAATTCTTCCTCTGCCGGAAAGTGGAAATATCCATTCAGATTGTTAAATTCCACACGTTCGCAAGTATCCTTAACTACCACAGTTCCAAAGCCGCCTTTCATAGCAGCCTTTAGCGTTTCATTGAAATCATCTGGAATATCCGCATTTGTGATAAATTTGCCTGCATATGCAACTCTAAGCATTTCCATGGCTTTCTTCGCTTTTTCTTCGGTGGAATATTCAGCAATTTGCATGTCATCAGTAAGCGACTCAACACCTGTTAAGTTTTTGTTCAGGAAATAAATCCTTGACTTGAATCTCTGAATAATCACCTCTTCGTATGGCATATCAAGCGTTCCGTCCTGTGATATAACTCTCATGGCAACCTCCTAATCTTTCATAAAGTCCGGTACGTTCTCGTCATTCTCAGCAACTTCTCCGGCTACCTTCTCTGGCTCGACTGCTGCACTTTCGGTTGAACAAGGTTCCGCCGTAACAAATGGCTCACTGTTGGCGTTCTCCGTAATATCACGCTTGACTTGCTCTTGCAAATCTTCCATCGGATATTCCTTGAAATCGCCATCCTCGATTTCTTCCTTGGTATAAAGTCCCATTGTCAGCTCCGGACAATTAAGGCTAGAGAAGAATGATGCTGCTCTATAACGAAGCATTAACTGCGGCATTGTTTTCCACTTGCTACCGTTCTTCTTCGTCCAACCTTCATCATCTGCCATCTGCATATTAACTTCCATGCCCTCAATTCTTCGACCATTTTTCATAGTCCACGCAGTGCAAGAATAAGGTTTTCCGTTTTTGTCCTTGGTTTCGTCGTACTGCAACTCCATGTCGAATTTGCTGCTAGCATTGATAGACGCGATCAAAAACTTACTGCTCCAGCTTGGCTTGCCCTGTATCAGAAAAAGGTTCTGCATAACCATAAGTGGGCTGATGTGCATTCTCTGCGCCTGCTCAATGGCGATCAAACAGTTAGATGGATTTTTCTGATACGTCTGCGGAACTATTGTTGACTCGGCTAACGCTTTTGCCATCTGCATAGCCATAATGAAATTATCAGATGTTCCGAAAATTCCAAGGCTGTAATCGGTAACCTTGTTGTTGTGTGTTGCAACCTCTGTCTTTTCTTCTGCCTTTACTAATTCTGTGTTCTCTGCCATAATTATTTATCCTCCATTTCACTAAAAAAAGTTTTGAGAGCTTCTACTAAGCGTTCTGTTTCGCCTTTTCTTGATATTTCTTTACCGTCCTTGGACAGCTCCTTGTTACTTGCTTCCTGTAAAACAAGGTTGTATTTCTCCTCTCCAAGAACTCTCCTTAATACTACCAAAAGAGTTTCAAATTCAGCCATGATAACCGGCTTTCTTCCGTCTACTTCTATTGTTCCAAAATCTGATTTAATCATATCTATCCCTCACTTTCTTAATATCTTAAAATCTTAACATCGTTATCTTCGTAAAAATTATTGAACCGCTCATTTAACAGTTCTAATTGCTTCTTAAGAATTTCCTTTGCTTCATCCACACACCGGAAAAGATTTTCGCTCTTGAGCCGTAGATTATCAATTCCCAATTCGTTGCAATTAAGATACAACACATTTCCGCAACCGCAAATTTTATGTATGCAAATGTTGATTCCGTGGTCTTGAGTTCTGAAAATCGTTCCACTTTCCACCGGTTCTCCAAATTTTGCATTACTAATCAGCTTCATGCACACCCCTCGCTTTCCTCATACTTCTTCACAACTGCCACCTTATCAGCACCGTAGGTATCCACCCACTTCATATCCACTGATTCATCCGTAACCGTCAGCTTTGCGCCCTTGGCATTTAAAACCATGTCTCCGGCTTTCACGGAATCCTTGGTGCGATACACGTAGCTTCTGGTGCTGTTTGGGAATTTTGCTTTGATATAATTCATTTATCTGTAACCTCTCTTTCCTTTATTTCTCATATCTTTTTCGCAATACGAAAGAGAACAATGTCCGGCTCTTCCCCAGAACCCTTTACTTGCACTCTTCCAACGCTTGCACGACATACACCGTGCATCCGGCTGTGTGACGTTGTTGCTTGTCCCTACTCTTGACATTCTACACCCTCTCTTTCTGCATCGTTAATTGGCATATCCAATGTGACCGCAACATCTCTGATAAACTCGTCCGGAATATAGATTCCTGCCTGTATGCATATCGCATACTGCACCTTTGCAATGCTTGTAATATCAGAACCTTGCTTTTCCATTGTCTTTGTCAGAGCCTTAAGCAAATTAGCCACACCACCATGCGATTGCGGTGTTTTCCTTGTTGACATGCTCCGAATTTCTTGAATATCAGTTTTCATATTCTCCATGAATTTATTTCTCCTCTCATCGAACCATTTTTCAAATACATTCCACAGCTCTAAGAAACAATCGGTTTCAAGTATTGCGTCCTCGATGCTGGTGTGTCTTTCCGAGAAAAACAGGCTTATTATCTGTCTTGCGTGCTTTTCAAAATATAATTCACAACTAGCTTTCAAAAAGTACCGATACCCAAAACCGCGTCTACCGTTAAACCAAGAAAATGGGCACCATGTGTTGCCTTGAAAATACGTGCCATACTTTATATCCCATGAAGTAAAGCGTGGCTCGTCTATTTTTCGATAGACCAAGCGTGTAACGCATTTTTCTCGGAATACTTTTTCACACATATCTTTGAACGTTCCCATGCAGAACCTTTCAGTCCCAAGGTCAAGAGGTTCTCCTGCTTTCATGTATTTGTCAATGATTTCGATTACCTTTGCATTTATTGGATAGTCCATATCACATAGTCTCCACTTTCAACTGCTTATCCTCGGAAACCGTCAGAAGAATTAGCTGGGTATCAACGACCGGCACATATTCGTCATTGATGCTCTCAGCACCATCAAGGAAAATCGGAACATACATATTAAAGAACTTCTGAAAACTGTTGCAAATATCAATCTTCGCTTCAATTTCCCTGCCGGTGTTTGTCGTATCTCCGAATACCTTATAAATGCCGGTTTCTTCATCAAGTACCGTAGGAATACAAACTTCCTTATATTCTCCGTTCTTCTGGAAATCGAACAACTTCCAACGTACAATACCGAAATGCTGATTGATTTCCTCAACAAGTAACTTATTCTTTCGTTTTGAAACTTCTTTGAGCTGATAAAGAATCCTCTCGGCATCTGCCTTTGCTTGTCCATACTCGCTCTGTTTATGTTGCATATCTGCAATCTGTTCATCAATGCGAACATTGTTTTCAGACTGTGCGATAATCTTATTCACTTCGTCAAGCTGACTCTTCAATTTTGCTTTATCTGCTTTTGCGTAATCAGCCACCTTATCTTTGCCCTTGGATTCTAACTCTGCAATATCAGCAAGCAATTTATCCTGTCCAGCCTTTAACTTGGCATATTCCGCGTTCTGCATATAATCAGCGGAATCCGGAATCTTAGAAATCTGTTCATCAAATCCTTTGATAATATCAATTTCTTCCGCTTCATTAAGTTTCAAGGTGTTAATTGTGTTTTCCAATTCCTTGTTATTCTCGGTCAGTTTCTTAATCATTTCAGCACACGCATTTCCATCATCAACAATCATAGCAAGTGTTTTCGCGTGTTCTTCATTAAATATTTCGATTGCATCCGCCTTTCTCTGCGAAAAATCGGCTCTTAAAGACTCTATTTTATCTTCCGGCAATCTTTGTCCGCATAACGAGCAAACCGTTGTGGATTCGTCAAATACCCACTTGGAATCGTCAAACTTCTTTTCCTTTTCCTCTTTGTACCTTTTCGCAAGTTCAGCTTTCTTAAGAGTCTGTTCAGAAATTGATTTCTTATTGCTTTCAATGGAATCCTGCGCTTTTTTGATTGATGAACGAACATCCTGCAACTTCCGTTCGTGGTCGTATTTATGATTTTCGATCTCACGTTTCTTACTTGAAAGTTCGTTATTCATGGTCTGCGCGATAGCTGACATTTCAAACTGACAATGCATTTCTTCGCTGCGCATTTCATCAATCCGCACATCAGATTTCGCCATTAAATCTTCAAGGGCTTCAATCTTTCTCTCTAAATCGGCTTTTAACAACTCCTGCTCTGCCACATCTACATCAACCTTTGCTTTCTCCAGCCCGATGATCTGATTTGGAATAGCGTCTAACTGATCAACCGCTTTTTTCTTGGAAGCATTGTTCATGGCTTCAATCTCTTCAAATTTGTAGGATTCAAGCAATTTGGCAACATCCGCAGTTTCTTTATTCATTTGCGCAATCTCTAAATCTGTTTTTGCACTTGCCATAGCGAATAAGGATTTTCTCATTTCATCCTGTTTTTTCTTCAACGACAAATCCTTAGTGAACACATTCGGGTGCGAACAAATGAGGAATTTATCAAACTCAAACCCTAATTCTTCCAGATATGCCTTAAAATCACGTTCTGTCTTAGGCACAGAATTGATCTCATATGTATTTGTGATAGTAACTTTCGAAACTCCATTTTTATCCGGTTTTCCAACTTTTCGCTTCTGCATCTTGGAAAGAGTGATTTCTTTTCCACCTACATCGACAGTTGCAGTAACGGTTGGAATGCAATCTTCTGCATTGTCCGGTTTGATGTTCGGGTTGCTTGTAAGTTCATAGTTCTTATCAGAAATCAGCCAGTACCATGCCGCCCCGATTGTGGTCTTTCCTCTCCGGTTCATGCCGGAAACCCTTGTTGTCTTGCCAAATTCGTATGTCTTATCCTTTACCCCCTTGAAATTTTCAAGTCGCAACGATTTTAAAATCATTCGCATTATTCTACACCCCCACGATTCCTTTTATTGACAACTCATATGTAACTTTTTCCACAACGCGACCATCTTTACACGTTTTCTTATATCTCCGGCTCTGTAATCTTCCGTATGTGCTTACCTTATCGCCTAAAGCAAGTGAGTCCGTATATTCTGCACACTTTCCCCATGCGATACAGGTGATCAAATCCTCTTTTCCATTTTCTCTTAAGGTTTTGAGTTTCACATCACAGATTTTACGACCAAGCGGTGTTTCTCTAAGCTGTTTTTCCTCGATGATTCCATCAAGACTTACTTCATTCAAATGGCTATCATCCTCTGGTTTTGTGATTGTATCAGCCATAACATACATAAGAATGGCTTCTCCTGGCCCTGTTTTTACGTGCCGGGTAACTATCTTTCCCTTGACACATACCGTTCCGCTGATTTCTGTATCGCTGATTTCTTTGTCAAACAGTACCGGAATAATATCTGCAACACCGCTTTTTCTTTCAACTCCGATGAAAAATTTATAAAAAATCTTACCGTTTGATTTATGGCTTTCCCTCGGTGCTGATACAACATCACCGATCAGTGTTATTTTGTTCTCCATTGCTTCTCCTTCCCATTTCTCTGTCAAGAACCTTTTCAAAATTCTCTTTATCATTCTGTTTCTTTCGTTTCCCTGCCAAAAGTTCAGCAAGCATACGCTTTTCTTTCGTGGAACATCTCGTACCACTTATATACACAACGCCTACCATGCATCCTCTCTCATTCTGCGTTTTCTCTTAATTCGCTTGTCAAGTTCAGCTCTCTTTCGGTCTACTTCCGACCAATAGTACATGATTGCCGCAATTACTGCACCGGCTACAAATTTAATAGCCGCCATATTCCCGGCCGCTCCCTCACTATCCATATAGCAAGCGGCAACCAAGGAATACTCCATTGCAACCGCACCTATAATGAATTGGATTACTTTTTTCATTCATGCCCCTTTCTGCCACTTTATAATTTAGTACCAGTCAGAAACAAACGTTCCGAGTAACGGACATACAACAACATCTATAAAACGCACAGAACCATCTTCCATGGAATATGTAAAAGCCATTGCAGGTGTGTAAGCCGAATCTCCTGTCTGTATCTGTGCATCTCTTACGGAAATCCCATATGTTGTTTCCTCGTCAACGAAAATGCTTGAAAAACTTTCCGCAGAGTCAACCTTTGCCAAATAGTTGTCACCGCTACGAATTACCCTTGAATTAACTTTCTGAAATTCAAAATTGCTCATTTTAATTCTCCTTTCCATTATGTGTTTCGTTTTCCTCGCCCTGCTCACTATGTTTCGAAGCAGAACTCTCTACCATTCCAAGGACATATCCTTTCTGAAAATCTGTCATATTCGGAATGGCATCACGAAGCTTTTCGACAACGCGTTTTTCTTTTTCGCTCATTCAATCACTTCCTTTCCATGATATAATTCCTTAAAAACTTAAGGAGATTTCCATATGCGCTACATACCTACTCGTCCACAATTGGATGATTTTTTCAACAAATCCGTCACAGACATCGAAATGCCTAAATACGAAGATGGCAAATCCCTAATTGAGATGCTAGAAGCACAAACCGCTTTTATTGAGCAAACAAGCAAAGAACTTCACGATATTGCCGAATCCGCAAAGATGCAAGCTGAATCAGCAAAAGAAATTGCAGAAAGTTCTAAGGCTCAATCTGAAACCGCAGTAAAAACATCTAGCAAGGCAGATATCAAAGGATGGATTGCGGTTACTGTATCAGTCTTGGCTTTTATATGGAGCATAATTTCGCATTTCATATAAAAGAATTGATTACAACAAAAATCAAAGTTAAGATTGACACCACTAATGCAACATCTGAAACAGATGGTTTTTTCACTTTTGCTCCTCCTTTCATGCGCAATATCTGATTTCGTACTCTGCTACGATTTTCGAAAAGATTTCACGCAATTTCTTATCATCCTCAATAATGTCCATTTTGTTCAATGCACTGATTTCTGTTTTCGTGCATCCGCTTTCTGCCATGCGCTCGCGTCTGTTTCTGATTCTTCTACTCAAATCGCATCCGGCACGGTGTTCAAGTTCTGAATACATTTCAGTCCTCAATGCGTTGAACTGACAATCTGCATTTCTCTGAATTCGGTTAAACTTGGCATTGATTTCATTTCTCCAATTATCAAATACCGGCTTCACCGCTTCTTTGATATGTTCAGTTGTTTCAATGGCTTTCTGTGCTGTGTCCTGTGCCTTGGCAATCTGCCTGTCTCTCTCCTTGTCAGCAAGTTCTTTTTGAACCATCTGATTAAGAAGTCCTTGCAATGCTTGCAATTCCGGAGATAACTGATCGTTGACACTTTGATGTACATTGAAATAGGAAGAAACTAATTTTCTTTGCACTTCCCATGCCAAATCATCCGTGAATGACTTGACCAACATCAAATAGCCCTGTTCGGTAATGAGTGCCGTTCCTCTTGGACTTACGGCATCAATTCCTACTGGACGAAATCCGTCCAATTCAGTATTTTCAAGGTCTGACGGTTTCAAAACGAAATAATCTTCTCCCTCAACAAAATGTTTCTTGTTTTCAGCGAATCTGTGTCTTGCTGTTCCGTCTGGTCTTTCATGAACAATATCAATGTCCTTAAACGTGACCACTCGCTTGCCTTTGTACTCTTTGATGGAAATATCTGCATTTCCAATGTGTACTAAATTATCCATACTTTCACTCCTTTCTGTGGTATAATCCCCTTATAATCAAATAAGGGAGGTGATACAATTTGAAATACTTTTTGTTTTGCGATTTTTCTACAATATCCTGCGACCGAGAAAAGATGGCAGAGATATTAACTGAAAACGATATAACGTTCGCAAATATCAATAATTTTTGTTGGGAACTAAAAGTTCCGGATAAGTTTGGAATTCCAATCTGCGACACGACCGCAGAATCTATTCACTGCCTGTTTTATCAGTACACTCACAAGAACTCTCTTCTTCTTGTGGTAAAAGCAAATGAATATTTTCCAAACGGAGATTAGGATATAATCTCTTTGTTTCTTCATATACGGTTTTGGTTTTCAGCCATTTCCGCATATGAAGAACCTGTTCCATGACATCCATATCGTGAATATCCACTTTGTTTAAAATCTTCTGCAATTCCTTTTCCATTCCATTAAAATAAGAAACCGGAACAACAATTATGTCATTTGCTGATTTAATCTCTTTCATGTTCTCACCTCTTTCCTTTAATTTTAAGGTTTTGTTGACCTTGTAAACAAAGTATAGTCCCCAAGAAACATTTTGTCAATACTTTTTTGTTGACTAGGGGACATTTTTGTTATATAGTATATATGAAAGGAGGATAAATAGTGAATGAAAGAATCAAAGAATTAAGAAGTCGATTAGGATTGACACAAGAAGAGTTTTCCTCAAAAATTGGTCTTTCGAGAAATTTTATAGCGCAAATTGAAACAGGAACAAAAAAACCGTCTGAAAGAACAATTTTTGATATATGTGAAAAATTTAATGTAAATCAAGATTGGCTTCGCACCGGAAACGGAGAAATGTTTGTTGAATTATCAAAAGACGAACAGATTTCAGCAATGCTTGGAGAAATCCAAAGATTAGGTGATGAAAACTTTAAGTATCGACTTGTTTCTGCACTGTGCAAATTAAGCGAAAGCGATTGGACAGCCTTAGAAAATTTAGTAGATATGATTTCAGACAAAAAGTAAAAAAGAGCCAAGGGCAATGCGCAGACCCTTGGCTCTTTTCCTATTTTAATAAGTTGCTTATGTATGCATATATGGTTTTTAACCAATGCAAATTGTCGCATTTTTCAATGAGTTTAATGATTTCATTTTTGTAGTACTCTTCTCCCAACTTCAAAACCCCCAATCATGTGCCCTATGTAGCGATACAGATATTATAGAACGTGTGTTCGGCATAGTCAATCCCCAATTATGGGCGGAGCCATGCCAAACCCCACCCATGCCAGAACTTGAAGTGTCCTTTCGGACAAGTCCATAGTATCACTGTAATATGCATGATTTCAACATTTTTCGGTCGCAAGTTTCGACAGGAAACGTCATTGCAGAGAAGCGGAAAGCTGTTTCTCAATCTCTTCTTGCACTTTTGCGCGCCAACGCATCGGCACTTCATCAATCGTCATTTTCTTGTCTACCAAGATTCTACGCACATAAAACTTAACCATATCCTACACCTCGCTTTCTGCGGCAATGCTTGCCAGTTCTTGGATTGCTTCTGCATTTGCTTCATGCCCTGCTTTAAGCTCATCAATTACTTTCTCCATCTCCGTCTTTGTGCGAAGACTTACGGTCACAGTGTATGTACCATCCTCTGCGCCATCCTCTCCCATGTTCGGCATATATGAGAATCCTTCATACTTAAGATTCTCATACTCTCCAGAAGCCTGATCATTGTGCGCAAATGTAACCTTTGAGATATTTTCTGCAGAAAAGGCATCTGTAATTGTCTTGATCCAGTCAAAGTTTTTCGACTGAATCTGAATATTGCCGAGACTCGCTCCTTCGGCGATCTCGAACTCTGTTTTGTTTTTCAAAATTATTTTATCCATGTTTTTAATTCCTTTCTATAATAAAAATGGTTTATAAGTTACGTTCGAATATTTGTTCGATATATTTTCTTAAACGGCAGGTTAAATGCCAATATGCTGGATATTTCTTATATTCCAAGAACTTTTAGGCTTTTTAATGACGTTCCTTTAACAATTGGAATACACGTCTATTGCGTAGCTGGAGGTGGCGATCCAATATCCGATTCTCCGTATCCAGATGCTGATGGTTGGTGGAATGTAATACAATTTGGATACGGAAGTGGTTCAGCGCCTCGTTTAACTCAAATAGCATCTCAGGCATATCAAGCAGAGTACGGATTCAAAGGAAAAGACGAGTTGTGGATTCGTAGTCTGCATGATGTGACATGGAGCGAGTGGGTAAAGTTATAATTATAATTCTATCCATCCAGTGAGCCATTCATTACCAAATATCTCTCTTCTATATAACTTTGAAGTATTAAAGGCATATTCTAGTGCCAAGACAGTTATCCGCATGTTGCTTCCGAACCAAAATATATTATATTCGGCATTGTTAGGTGGTTTGTCAGCACAAGTAGCTGTAAAAGTTTGCGACCCAATAAAAGAGTGAGTAGAAAGTATATATTCGAGTATGGTTTTGTCAGTTACTTCAAAATTTTTTGTATTTATTACGCCTTTTAAACTGCCGTTTATTTCAGTAATTTTATCGTCCAGTGCCTTTCCCTGCCGGGCATCCAAACCAAATCCGGCTTCTGTGGTTGTAAGGTTGTTGATTAAGTTCGCCGCTGGAAATGCACCGTTAATTTTATCTTTTAATGTATCAGACAACTTTATAACATTGTTGACCTGATCCATTGTAAGCGTTGCGCCATCAATGTTAACTTTAAGCGTTCCATCTTCTGCAATCGAAAGTCCGTCTGTCGGTTTCACAATCCCGGCATCCTCTTTCGTTGCGATTGCACCAGCACCGCCCACGATAGACTTAGACCAATACTCTGTATTGCTCGTTGCCGTTCCTGCTGGAACTTCCTTTTTTGCGAAATAAAGCGTATTGTTATAAGTCACTGCATCCAATCTCTTATATGTAGCATCTGCGCTCCAATCGCCTTTTGGCACAATTGCTACTCTTCCTGCTATAGCCATTTAAGCCACCTCCCAATTCAAATTTCCGTCATTGTCAACGACAAAGTTATATGCCGAATTGTCCGTATAAACCAACTCCCCATCCTCATTCACATCAAATTCTGTCATTGTGAGTTTCTTGTTAATCTCGTCTTCGATTCCCTGTGCTCGGTCTGCGCTGTCCTTGGCATCTGCGGCAGATTTTGCCGCCTTGGTTTCGGACTCTTTTGCGCTTTTGGCAGATGCTACCGCCTTGGCAGATTCTACCTTAATATCCGCCAAGAAATTCGGTTGCAACTTATCCTCAGTTATTGAGCCGCCCTTAATCATCGGCTTGACTTTTCCATCAGAAGTGACCTCAAATGCAATCTCGTCACCCTCTAAGAACTCATACTGCGTGATCAGCGCGGATAAGTCCACGTTCTGCGCCGTGCCATCGTCAAGCGTGATAATCAGTTGCTGCGTCTGCGGATTGTATGTGAAGTTGACCGCCAACTTTTCCAACTTGGTATCAATTGCCACCCTGGAACCATTCATCTTAACGACCGTCAGCGTTCCCTTTGATTCATCCCACAGAATTTCTTTCACAAGCTCATTTGCCTTTGCCAAATCAACCTTAGACGCATCCATAGCAACCACACGATCATCCAGATTGTCAATGCCGGCTTCCGCATTATTTAACCGCATGGCATCAATTGCTGTTTTCTCGCTTGGAAAATTCTCCCAGTATGTCCGGCTATAAATTTTCTGCATGGCTCACACTCCTTTCTAACGCGGATAGTCTGCGTTCCAGATCTTCATTTTTCTGCTTCAAAAGTTCAATCTCTTTCTGCTGACTTTGAATCATCTGTATATGCATTGCATGGAGATTTTCCTTGTCGATTTTCCATGTCTTTGAATCTCCGTGAATTGCTTTTTCATCCTCTTCGGCATCTTCTTTTAGTACAAGCCCGCTATCGGACAATCCGGCATCCTGTAAAATCTTCTCTAAATCCTGCGCAATTAAACCAAACTGTAAGCCTGTGTGTTGCGTGATGTATCCGGATTTCCATGTATATTCAACCGGGCACATTGCCATATAAACGCTTTTAATATCCCTTAATGATTGTATATTATTTTTCAGCCTTTTATCGGAACTCGGAATAGAAATCAAAAGACCCTCGATATCCAAGGTACTTTCCCTCGAGCCAAAATTAGACACTTTATTAAAGTGTCTGGGCGAATACTTGGTTGTAGAGCTATCATTAAGTGTATAGTCTACATCTGTAAAATACCCACTTGGCAGTTCGTTTTTGGTTGCGTAGCCACTCAGCGAACCGTCAACATAACTTTCGGTTGCCAAGGATTCCGAGTTTGAATCCGTTACAGTGTCTAGGTCAATGAGTATGTTCTGCAGCATAGGTCTGCCCCTTCCGTCAAGCCCAATAATTGTAAGGTCATCACCGAGCGCTGTCGAATTAAAGTTTAGCGAATCGATTATTGTTACTCGTCCAGCTCCATCAAGTCTGAAGTTGTTGCTTTCGACTATGAGCCTGTTCCCACGAAGCATAATCTGGTCTGCGCTGGCATTGATCATAGAAATAACTTGGTCGTTCTCATCTCTGCCTAACTTCAATTCCAAGGATGCGTCCAATGCACCCTCTGCCTTTTGCGCACGATTGACTTCTGCGACAATGCTTTTTGCGGTCTGCTCAAACTTGGTATTTGTCTGTTCCTCTAAATCCTCATACGTGGATTGAAGATGGTCTGCGTTCCTCTCTAGCTTTCCGGTACGTCTTTCCACGCTTTCAATCGTGTCTCTGATAGAATTGACCTTTGCAGAGTGCGTCTGCGTTCCCTGTGCCGAGATTGAATCTCTCTTGCTTTGTACTCCGGTTAAAGTGCGTTGCAATAGATACGTTTCAACAATCTCTCTCGTGGTATTGAATCGGATTGGTTCCCCAAGTGTCAGACATGGATTTCCGACACAGGTGCAACTTTTAATCGGTGTGTATGCCGCCTGTGCCATAATAGGCAATAGGTTATTTGCAATCTGTTCCAGCTCCGCTCCGGTCTTGTCTGATACAAGGAAGTTTCCTGTAATAGAATAGTTGTTTCCGGCAGTTCCAACAATAGCACCGGCATTATCCTCGCTTGTCTTGATTTCAAGCTGTGTGATTTCCTTGCTTTGGAAGTCCTCGTAATCAAACGTGATATAATGCCCGGTCATGGATTCTGTATTTGCATCAGACGGAAACAAATTGTCAGACGGAAACAAATCTTCTGCCGGATAAAGTGCACTTGTGATTGCTTTCAGAAAGACATACTCAAACTTGCCCTCTCGGTTGATATTACCAAAGCATCCGTTAATCTCACAGATTGCCGTTACAACCGTTTTTCCACTGATAGAGGATTCTTCTGTGACCGCACTTGAATCGTCCGTCTGTGTGGCTACAATCGTCTTATTGACCGTCATTGAATCATTGACAAGGCTTGTTTCAACTTGCGCAATTCCAAGGTGCGCAAAAAAGCTATTACGGAACTGCTTAAGCGTCATTGGAAAGCTAAGTCCTGCATACCAAGATTTTACATCCGTATTGATAATGTCGTACATCGCGTCATATGCCGTAATCTGCCGTTTTGTACGGTCAGCCGTAGGAACATCGGATGCCACCTTAAAAACTCCGTATGGCATCGGATTTTCGCTATCTCCGTCAATTGTTTCTTCAATAGAGATTGTCTTTCCAATAATGTTTCCTGCGGTGTTTCGTGCCGTGAATTTTACGCAATTCGCTTCGCACGCTCCAAACTTTAATTCAGACTCCGAACAAAGGCTTTCTTCGAGAGCGAACGTACCGATTTCAAGCATCGAATTGTCTATCTTCTGGTTCGTTCCAACAACAGATATAACCATCTGTTTATCTGTCGAGGAATCCCAATACTTTTCTTTCAAACTACTATTTATCATACACACCGCCTATAAATGAAAACTTGATTGCGTCATACTTAATCTTCCCATTTGCCACAGAATAGAACGTAGGCTGAATATCAGCGATATATCCGTACTGCGTCACATATCCGCGTTTTTCCGGCACGTATGCCGTGATATAGCCACCGCGCTCCTTTGCCTTGGTATAGTTCTTCTCAATATTCTTCCAAAAATCATCAAACTGCTTTTCGGTCAGCATGGCTTTGGTTTCAAACTCAACCTTTAAGGCTTTCAGTTCCACGGCATCACGATGCTCATATCCGTTTTCATCCGTCCAAGGGTCTTTGTCCTGCATATTTACATAGGAACTAAACGTGTCCTGCTTTATTAAATTGTTCGGTATGGTATAATTCCCAAACTTTACTAAATATCCGCCATATCCCATCGTTTACCTCCTAAAAATGGGTATAAAAATAGCACCTACCGTTTGGTAGATGCTATCCATTTGATTAAATTTTAAGCTACTACTGATTCCCATTCAGATTTCAGCTTTTCTACATCGTTTTCAAAAAGTTTGCAAGCGATTTCGTACAACTGCGGAATCATTCCCATTTCCCTGTCGATATAATCCATCTTGTTTCTTACTTTTGGTTTGAGTGTACACCCTTCCATCCTTGATTTAAGGTTGCAGTGATATTTCCTTTCAAATTCTCCATAAAGCAACGAATAGCGTTCTTGATACTTTCCATCGGCACCGAAACGGACAATCTGCGTTATCCGCTGTCTCTTGGTTGCCAAGTCAATATCATCAACGAGTCCGATAATAACATCTTCCTTATGGATGATTTCTTTCTGCTGTCTTTTAATGGTTTCATTCTGCTCTCTAACAGTTTTTAATGTCTGTGAAAATATCAGTTTAGTGTTTTCATCTGCATATGGTAGGTAAGTAGAAATAAATAATTCATCATTATTGACATACCCACCTGTTTTACGGATTGTAGGGAGAACCTCGGATGTTACCCAACGTTTGAACTTATGAAGTTTTTCTTTTCTTTCGTTTATAAGGGAGTCGTTTTGTGACACACCCTTTGCTTTCTGTGGTTGCATCTGAAAGAGCAAGGAATACAAACCGCTTTCATTAACAACCGTCATTCTTTGTTTTCCACCGGGAGTATCAATTTGTGACACACCCTTATCAGAATCATCAATATTTGAAAGGCTTCTTCTGTAATTCGTATCTCCAAATACTTCGCATATATCCTTTCCAACAAACCATGGTTCATCATCGACCATGACCATTCTGATCTGTCCGAATATTGGATTCTCAAATACCTCAATGCCATTTTGAATCTTAAGCATAAGTTGTGATTTTTTCATTCGTGTCTACCTCCATACATTTTTATCTGAATAAAAAAGAGGAAGCCACTTGTGAAATCACATTGGTTTCCTCTTTCGTACAGTATGGCGTTCGAGTAAGTAATCCGCATCTTCACGGATAAGGTTGTTTCCTTAGTAATAAGGATAGACTATTTTTGATTTTGTGTCAATCAACTTTTTTCGCTTCAAGTTCTTTCATCTTTTCTTTAATTTCCCGTAATTCTTCTAAAGCCTTTTCGTAAGACTCAACCATTTTGTCGTACTGCCATGTTGGTATCATAACCATCTTTTGTGTGTTCATAAAATTTTCTCCTTTTTAAGAAAACTTTTTCGGATAAATTATTCCAATAAAGAATTTAACTGAAATTCAATTTGCTCATACGCTGGAACCTTAACTGCGCAATCCGGTATTTGTATACCCGCTTGGTTAAACAAACTTTTTACAACGTAAGCAACTTCATGCGGCGCGGCACTTTCGCGTCTCATTATTCTTTCAAGCAATCTTCCGGCATTTGTCGCACTTTCCATAGCCGAAGGAGACACCGGATACTGATACATTACTGTTTGTTCTGACTGTCGTTTGAAATAATGGTTCACTAACTGTCGTTGAACGTCCCATGCCAAATCATCCGTAAACGACTTGACTAACATCAGATAACCCTGTTCTGTGATAAGGTACATTCCGTTCGGAGCGGTTACACCAAATTCCCCCTTGGCTTCATCCGAATTTCGGACGAAGTAATCTTCTCCTAAAATAAAGCGCTTCTTATTGTCGTTAAATCTTTTTCTTGCTGTTCCGTCCGGTCTTTCATGTACCATGTCAATGTCCTTGAAAGTTACAACTCTCTGACCTCTAAATTCCTTTACCCGAATTTCTTTGTTTCCAATATGAATTAATTCGTTCACAAAATATCTCCTTTCTGTAAAAGTTAATACTCCGTGTGCGCAACAGAAAACATGCTTCAAAATAATTTTATCGCTACATAATGGTTATTTTTTAGTTATTCCATGTTTTCTGTTGCCAACCCGAACAAAGAATGATATCATGGTTATATCAATCCATAAACGGGTTGTCTTTTGTTTTTGAGTAGTCGCAAAGATTGGGAGTCCGTGCGGCTACTCTTTTTGTTACTTCTCCAAGTTTTTCAGCATTTCTTTGATTTCTGATATTTCATCCATCATCTTTTCCTGCTTGTCAACAAAACTGTCGTTCATTATAAGATTCCGAATGTAATCATTTTTTGTAATGCCTAATTCATTGGATCTTTTTTCTAGGTACTGATGTTGTTCATCAGTAAGCCTAAGCGTAAAAGTTTTAATTCCCATGCACACCTCCTTGTAATTATTAGAAGCCTATTTGACTTCTGTGATTATAATATCACAAGTACATATAGAAGTCAAGCAGACTTCTATATTTTTTATGCATTGAAATAAGCCGTGTTTCCACGGCTTATCACGTAATTTATTTTCCTAAATGATACGCATATGAAATAAATGAATCATAATGGTCGTATGATATATCTTCGTATGTGCTACTATCGTATGGTATACTTATTTTTACTGTATCTTTCGATTTAGCATCAACGCTTATTGCATCGTCTTCTATCGCTATGATTTCATTGTTTGAATCATAAAAAATTGTCACAATATCTGCATAATAGCAATCATATGTTGCAGTATTTTTAACGGTTGCCATTATATATGGGTTATATTCATCTTCTATATATTCCGTACTTAAACTCAAAGAACCAATTATAGAGCGATGATAGAAATACTCCATGCCCTCACTGTATTTGTATTCTATCTCATATGTCTCATATTTTGCATTTGGCAAATCAAATTCAAGTATTGCCGTATGTCCTTTTTCAAGAAAAGAAACACTGTCATTTGAATAATCAACAGCCGATCCTTTCGCAGAATAAAACGTGCACTTTGCGCTTACATCTGTTGGGACATTATAATTACTTTTAACGAAAACATAAAGCGTATCTCCCACAATTTTTTCCGTTTTCTCAATATTTTTCTTTGCTTCGTTTGCTTTGAAGTTATTTTTTACCGTAACAGAACATTTTAGCTTCTTCCTGCCAACTTTTGCCGTTATGGTGGCACTCCCTTCTTTCAATGCAGTAATTTTTCCTTTTTGCGTTACTTTTACTACGCTACTTTTGGAGCTTGACCATTTTGTACTTGCCTTAGTTCCGCTAATCTTAAGTTGCCTTGATTGCCCTTCGCTTAAAGATAAATTTGAATAATTCAATTTAATCGTTGCCGCCTGCACAGTTTCCTGTGCCCCAACAATGCTCTGCGCTACTACGCTTGTTGTCAGCATTGAAAGCGATAATGCCGCTACTGCAAAAAATTTTTTAAACCTTTTCATATGTAACCCCTTTCCGGTGAACAATGCACCCTTGCCTATGATTTTTATATATTGTACCACAGACAAGAGCGAAAGTCACTAGATCATACCGGAAATGGTGACATTCCGGTACGATTAAAATACTCTTGTGCGCTTTGTCGCGTGCTGTCAAAGATAACCTTTCCGTCAAGCACAATCTGTACCGGCTGACTTCCGGATGATGTTTTCTGCCCTCTCATTGCCGCCAACACTGCTCGATATACTCCGTCTGATACGGATTGCACAATCTGGTCGTTATTCATTACTGCTGTATGACCGCCAAGCGTTCCGACAAGTTCCGGACCCGCCTCTCTCGCAACGAACATCTGCCCCATGTTTGGCAATCCACCGACTGCGTATTTCTTAATCGGTTTCCAACTTCCACCGGAGAATACTCCGCCATCGGCTTTCTTAGCCGCAGAGCCTTTTGTTTTTACATTTACTGTTTTGCCGCTAAAGAATGTTGATACACTAGACCATAGGTTTTTTAAAGCATTTGTGGCAAATGAAATGCCGATTTTCAATGTTCTTCCTGCATTGATAACCTTTTCTTTCCACTCGTTGCTTATATCTTTCCACCATGTTCCTCCGGCTTTCTTGACATTTGCAGTAAATTTCTTTACTTCTTTTCCGGCAATGGTGCTTTCCCACCATTTTTTAACATTAGACCACCATTCTGCGGCTTTATTTTTTACGCCTGTAGTAAATTCTTTTACCTTACCCACCTTTTCTGACCAGTACTTTTTGGTATTGCTCCACCACTTAGATGCATCATTCTGGACGGCAGTTGTAAACTTCTTAACTTGTCCGACTTTTTGGCTCCAATATTTTTGGGTGTTATCCCACCATTCTTTAGCGGAGTCTTTAACATCTGTAGCAAATTCTTTTACTTTGCCGACTTTTTCTCCCCACCATTTTTTTACATTAGACCACCATTTGGAAGATGTATCTTTTACGTCTGCGGTGAATTTGATCACGTTTTCTGTGCGTTTTTCTATCTTTTTCTTTTGTTTATCCCACCAATCAGAAACAGCTTTTTTCATTTCGCTGTCCGATGGAAGCTCAAAATCTGTAAAAGGAATTTTAAGTTTTGTATTTCCCGCCTTTCGATCTTCCCACCAAGCGGCAAGCCCTGGCCCCCATGTATCATTCCACCAATCGGAAAACCCCTGTTTCCAATCATCCAATGAATAGGTAAATAGGTCACTAAACTTAAAGTCTACGCGGTACTTTTTCATTTCTTCCGGTTGCGTAGCATCGGCTATTTTATTTCCAATTGCTTTTCCGAGCGACAACCCTGCCTCTGCCGTAATAGCAATCGTTCCTACGGTCAACGCCAGTTTTCCGATTTTTCCGGCAATCGTGCCAAGACCGCTTATTTTTTTCGACAATCCTGTGGAAAGCACTTCTCCTATTGTTGCGTTTGCCCCGATTTCTACTCCGAGTTTCGCCGCAATAGAACCGGCAATTGCTTTTGAAATGGAAGTTCCGATTATATCAAGTGCGGCTTTTGCTAAATGTAGTCCTAAAATTTTCTTAATAGTCAACGCACCGATGATAATTGCAACTGTTTTTACGTCTAAGTTGCTTAAAAACTCCTTGACGCCTTTCCAAACATCTTTCCAGGAAATTTTACTTAATGCTGTCGTAACTGCATCAAACGCGCCTTGCGCCCATGAATTAAGTGTTTGAGCCAATAATGCAAAGTCAAAGTTTTGGAAAAACTTGTTGATTCCGTCTGCGATTGAATTTCCAAATTGTTTCCAATTAAATGTCGTGCCAAACGAATCCAATCCATGAAGCACTGTATTTAATGAATTAGCTATCAGCCTTCCGGTTTCTCCGAAAAGCGTTGTACCTTTCTGACCCTCAAATAGTCCATTAAGGAATTTTGCAAGTCCACTACCAAAGCCGGACGCTTTGGCGTATACTTCATCCCACTCGATACCTTTCATCGCATTGATAAGGGAACCGGATATTGCTTTTCCAAGTCCTTCAAGGTCTTTGATGTCGCTTTTGAATTTCTTAAAAATCGTGTCGGTCTGAACTAGTTTTCCGGTATCCCCACCACCAGAACCACCGGAACCAGAACCGCCACCACTTCCACTTCCACCACTTCCAGAACCGGAAGCGTTATCCTTACTCTGCTTTGAAATAACCTTTAATTCATCAAATGCACGCGTTGCCTGTTGGATTTCCTTTTTTGCTTTCTTAGCATTCTTTGCGATACCGCCTGTGTTTTTTCCTGCGCTTCCTGCGGCATTACTCAAATCGTCCATGCCGTCAGATGCGCTTCCAATATCATCAGCAAGACCGCTGATTCCTGCCCCTTTGCTTGCTTCATACTTCCATCCGAAGATTGAACCTAAAGCATTTGTTACCATTTCCGCAAAAGAAATAACCTTCTGCAGAACTGAGTTAAGTACCTTGATAAACGGCTTAAATGCATTGATTAAACCACCACCAACAACCGCTCCAAGTGCTTTGAAGTTCTCTCTAAGCATGGTTATCTGGTTATGCCATGTCAATATGTTATCGTAAAGGCTTTTTATCCTCTACTTCTTATGGTTTCCCATAAGTTCGGCGTACATTTTCAACCACAGCATTGTGGCTGTCGGATACTCTTGGGGATATTATATTCTACACTCTTTCCATAAGAAAAGAGCATAGGTTCAATCCCTACGCTCTACAATGTGCTATAACTTTTATTTTATAGCCTTATCTCGGTATTAGCTTATTGACTTATCCACTTATAACCATAAGCAGTTCGCCCCTCTTGGTCGATTACATTATGTATTGCTTTGTAATTAACTCCAAGAGATTCCCCTGCTTCGGATATTCTATCGAACACTCTTATAATCTCTCTGGTTTTCGCATCCACTTGCGCAATTTTTCTTCCTTTTTTGCGCTTTTTATAGATGCTCAAATCTTTTATTGGAAAATCTTCTTCGTATACAAAAATATATCCATTTGCCGACTTATAGGTATTTGAAAGCACACCGGAAATAGTTGTTCTATTTGCTCCGGTAATCCTAGCCGCCTCCTGCAAACTTTTAAATTTCTGTATAAAATTTCCTTCCATATCACATTGAATAATGCTTCTCATTCCGTTAGGTTCCGGCTTTCTATAGGTTTTCGCTCCGTTTGATTCATACTCATCCTCAAACATGAACATATAGCCCTTTGTCTGCCGCCTTTTTCCTTTACAATTAAGCAGAACATCCGTATTATTAAATCCGTCAATTTCTGCATCCATTGCACTATCATAACGCTTAATGTACCGTCCGTCAAGCGTCAGCAAAACAACTGCCCTGGCGTTATGATACGGCGCGCCTTTCCCACCTTTGGTCATATTATAGCCATCTCGATAGGTGTTAAATTTTTCAATGTAATACTTTTCCAACTCACAGGCTCCATCTTCGCTTTCACACGTTTCGATGATTTCCCATGAGAAGTTGTCAAACCCGAATTCTTTAATTGCTCTATGAAAGTCGCAATCTTCTTTTTCGTAGCACCTTTGATGTTGCCACACTCTGCTATGAAAATCACAAGCTTGACCGACATAAGATTTTCCGTTTATTTTATTTGTTGCTTTGTAGATATAATATGTTCGCATTAAATCACCTCAAACATATTATACAAAAATGTTCGTGCTAAGTCAACTTAGCCTTCACCGATTTTACCCGATTTTTCATCGACATATTGCTATGTCGCGCGACACATGAAACAAAAGTTTCGTTTACCGGCTGTTCTGGCAAAGTCTCCGGTAATATTGGTTGTATGCGCAAGCACATACTGATAACGCAACATGGCTTTTTGAGCCTGTGTCATTGATGAAATGTTCGCATCAAGTCCTTGCTTTAATGCCCATTCCTTTAATGTTGCCTGCGTCAAGTCGATACCATAACGCCGCATAGGTGCCGTAGTACCAGAAAATACAGATTGCAAACTCTTGGCAATATCTTCTTGGCTTACATCGTAGAATGAAGCCATATCTCCGGCTAATTCTGTCAACCGGATGGACATTTTTGCCATTTTCCCCTGTGGAATGTCAAGGGCAGTTCCCATGGCTTGGAAACGGCTTGCAAACTGTTTCGCGGACAATTCAGACATGCCAAATTTTTCAATGGATGTTTTTGCGAAATTGTTAATTAGGCTTTCATACTGCCCGAATGTCTGCCTTACAACGTTCTCAACCTCTGTCAGTGAAGATGATATGTCAATGGCGTCTCCAAGTAGCCTAAATCCGCGAAATAAAGCCCAATACGTTGCATACACTTTTCCGATTGCAGACGCAAGGGAAAACGACTTCTTTGCTACAACGGATGCACTTGAACTAAATCCGCTAAATGAGCTTGTGATGCTTTTTGCCGCTGTTCCTGCCGCTCCACCGGTACGTGATAATTTTGCCAATGCATTTGTCATGTCAATAATATTCCGGCTTACGCTAGGGGCTTTCGACAATTCGGACATAAGCTGTCGCATTGCAACCGCAAGTTTTGGTATATTCTCGATAGCCTTTGTTGAGCTTGTATAGCCAAGCTGTTTGATTCCTCCGGCTAATTCCGATAACCCTTGCACCGATTTTGACATACCGGAAAACGAGCTTACCGACTTTGAAATCTGTCGCATCGCTCCGGCTGCTGCATTTATCTTTCCTGTGTCAATGTTGCTAAGCGTTTTGATGTTTCTTGCAAGAGTCGAGAATGACCTTGAATCAACACTGCGCATGGCACTCATTGAGTTTGACAATCGGTTTACTCCGGTTGATAACCGGTTAATTCCGCTAGAATCTATGCTTTGCAAGGATGAAGATAGTTTTCCTAACCTTGTTATCAGCGCATCAATCTGACCATTAGCCTGTCTTGCCTGTGCTTGAATCTTGACCTCTAAGGTTTCTAATTCCAACAGTTCCACCTCCTTTATGTAGTTTTAGAAAAAGGCGGTAGGATTTGACCCTTACCGCCCTTGAATTACTTTTTCAGTTTTCCCTTTTTCAGAAGAGAAAGCATCTTTGAATTTTCCTCTGATGTAAACTTGAAATTGGAAAATCCGTTCTTTTTTGCGATTTCCGCACGATGTTCTTTCGACACATCATCTTCCCCAACCGCTTTTAATGCTTCAACGATTGAGTTTGAGTTTCCATTATACTTCGGATAATACTTGGCTTTGCATTTCTTTGCGCCTTTTACAACAATAACTGTGTGTCCTTTTATGCGTGTCACAAGAATATCTCCGTTGCGAAGAATAAAACCGGCATGATAAGAACCCATATCATCAAACAAACCGGATTTCAAAATTACCGGTCGTTCATTAGATGTATTGAAATCTCCCACATCCTTGCCGGATGCATAGATAATACAAGCACGTACAAGGGACGAACAATCGCATTCCGCCTTGACCTTTGTGTTAATGCCATGTTTAATGACTCCGTAGCGTTCCGATTGGTCATAGCCGATATTTTTATTGTCAGATGCAATCTGCATAGCTTCGGCTAACCTCTCCGCAACTTTATCATCCTTTGCTCTTAACACGTACCATCCTTTAGAATGGTTATAAAACTTCTGTGTAGACACTTCCTGTCCGGTCTGGTCTCCGGCTTTTCCACCAGAATAGCAGTTTCCGTGTTCATCGTGCCGCGCACTTCCGATAATTACTGCCATAGCAATACCTCTTTTCTTAAACTATCTTTGGCTTTGGTAAATGTGATTTCCTTGATTCAGCCGCCCATGCTTCTTCCGCCTTAAGCATTTCTCGTATCTCGGCATCGGGATCGTCCGTATTATGCTTTTCGATGGAATCATAGCAAGTTTCTTTCACGTACTTACTATTACCCTTACCGAATGTCGCGTCTATTGCTGTCACAAGTGCTGACGTTGCATATCTGCCAAACCACATATACATTTCCATGTCGCGTTGCTTCCATTCTGCCCTATATGCATCCACATAAGGCTTAAGCAACTCTGGATTCATCATATCTATATCATCAACGGAAAATCCGTAGCCTTTCGTTACCATAAGGTAAAATGGACGGATTTCCGCAACGTAATATTCCCATGTTAATTCTTGGCTTTCGCTTTGGATGGGGTCTTTTTCTTCTCCTGCTCCTGCTCCTGTGCTTTCTCCAATGACTCCATCATCTGCGCTAAAAAACCGTTTGTCATCATTTCCTCCTGCATATCAGCGAATAAATCCATGCAGTTAATCTCGTTTGTATCAATCGCGTCATAGAGAATGTCAGACACCTTCTCAAGCTTCTCATCGTAACCGTCGTTTGTTTTGTAATCATATCCAAATTCTTCATTGTGATGCATCTGCAATCCCACAAGAAGTGTCTTAGGAAGCGTTTCAAGAAGAATATCTTCCATAGAGGAAATATCTTCCATGTCCTGTGTCTTCATAATATCCTGTAAGATATGTGATTTTAACGATGGTCTTGTTGCAAACTGAATTGTATATTCTTTTCCACCTAATTTAACTTTCATGTTTTACCTTGCCTTTCTGCCCTATATTGGCAAGGGGCAGTGTTGCCACCGCCCCATTGTTGCTTATCTTATTGCTTCAAGTTCTGCGATCGACCGTTCATCCTCGCCTACCGGTGCGGTCGATTGCTCGTCCGATAGGCTTTTTACCCCACCACTGTTACAGTGAATGTTCCATCGTTGTTATCAACAACAGTCAGCTTATCTGTAACAAGCTCTGATGCTGTACTTGGAATAACTGTTACCGTCATTTCAAGGATTTCATCGTTTCCACCTACATCGTTAGGTGTGGCTGTTGCAGTTCCTACATATGCGTACTTCGCTACACCGCCGATACCGTCCGTTCCGTACAGATGGATAATATCAAGTTTTTTATCTCCATATCCATCCACCTTTGAAAGATATTCTTTTTCAAGGTTTCCTGTGATTTCTCTTGAATCAGAAGTCTTAATTCCTTTTTCAAAAGTCTGCTGATCATCTTCCATTGTGGTTGATTCAACAGTGTTTGGTGGTGATGCAGGACTTGGAACTGACTTAGCCGCAACCAAAAGATTGTATGTTCCTGCAAAGTCAGCCTGTTTTTCCGTGTGCTCTTTTACAATGACACGCGTTTTATAACTTGTTGATGCCATATTTTCTACTTCCTTTCTGCTTATAGCTGATCTAAATGCTCAACGTTTCCAATTACGCGAGTTGCGCGGAATGTAACCGTTCGCACTTGCTTGGAAATTGTTGAGACTGTATCTGATACTTCAAACATTTGTTGTTTAAAAAAAGACACCGCATATGCTGCGATGTCCTTAGTTGCTTTTCTTGAACCTTTGTTTGTAATTGTGATCTGAAATGTTGGGCGAATTGCGTTGATTGTCTTTGCTTCATTAGTTCGTCCGGCTTCTTTGCCACCGATTTGTCTGACTAAAAGCGTCGGGAATGTTGCAGTGCCGCCCGATTCTTCATCTTGCACCACATTAATTCCTCTTACCTTGCTTTCCATGTACGATTTCAAAAGGGAATATAAGGTATCTTCAAAATCAAGTGCCCAACTATTTAACTCATTTTCCACCGAATACCTCCCTTGCAATCTTTACATACTGTTGAATAATCTGTTGTTCCGCATTATACATAGGCATTGTGGCTTTGATACCGTGGGTATAACGCCATGTTTCGGTCTTATCATCCCAATAGTACCAACCATCTTCAAAAGCGTGTATTTGCCCAGGATAAGTGCCGACACCGAATCCAAGTTCCGGTGCTTTGGGGTTCTCTGCGGAATTATAAAAAATACCGGCTCCAAACTCTACCGCCAACAAAGTATAGAATGGTTCTCTATCTTCTGCCGTTACCGTTTTTCCGGTCGCAATGAGAATCGCGTTCGAGGTCATTAACTGCGGTGCTTTATCTACCCTTACCGTTATCGTGTTTCCTAATGGTGATTCCGATATGTGTTGTATTGCCACCGTCTGACCTATCTGTGCAAGCCTAGAAACAAGTAAATCGCATTTAGCCTGTAAACTATCGCGGTACTTTTCTAATTCCTTTATGGCGGCTTGTATGGATTTAGTGGATAGTGTCATTGAAATAGTTTTCTTTGCCATGTGATTACCTACTTAATATTCTTCCGAAGAAGAAACAAATCCGTGGTCAGTCCTTCATCGGCAACGCCTTTTACGATGTAATCTGCGGTTTCTGAATCCACAAGTCCATCATCAGTGCGTTTGACTTCCGAACGTTTCCACACCACATCACCGGCTTTCAGTGGCAAATATCCTTTATCCGTGACAAGCTGACAGTATGATGTACTATCATCAATTCCGAATTCTTTCACAAGGGCTTCCGACAACTTATTGCCGATATTGGCTTTGAATGTCGTAGGTTCTGAAAACCCTTCAATTTCCTCGCCTTTTGGAATCTTGTTGCCTTCGGAATCTAAATAAGGTACAAAGTTTCCATCGGAATCCTTGTACCCTTCATAGACAATATCTCCATTTTCGTCAGTTTGTGGGATGAATACCCTCTGACCGGATTGAGAATACTTCATTTCCTGCTTGTTAATGTCAAGCATTGGTGTTTTCCTCTGGGATTCCGGCAACACTTGTCAGAAGCGATAACACTCCGGCAAGGACTGATGCAGAAAGAACATATTTCCAATCCACCGCGCCCATAAATGCCGCCGTTCCGATTCCGGCAATCGCTGCCTGCGCAACAGTCTTGATTGCTCGGATGCCGGCTTTCTTAGTCCAATCCTTCCAATTCCTCATGGCTTTTATCTCCTTTCCCTATATGAATCTCTTCAATCTCATGTTTCATTTTCGTAACCATTCCATTTCCACCTAACGCATGGTACGCATCATACATCTCACAGAAGTTTTGATAGGCATATGACGGTATTTCTCCGATTCTGGTGTACTTTGCATGGTATTCAATAAGCTGGACGCGCAAAAGGAGCATTGTTCCTTTGCTGTTCGCATCCCTGCTTTTCTTTTGCTGTTTAAGAAGCCAAACTATATATCCAAGCACTATTGGCAGTGCCACAAGATAAGTTTGAATCAAAATACTTTTCATTTGAATCTCCTTTTGACGCACTGCCCACCACCGCTTAATGTGCGCCGCCTGCAACCATAATGGTCACGCTCAATCTTCTTTAATGCCCTATAGGCGATATTTACATAGCTTTAACAAACGGAAATACACCAGCAAAAAGGCTTTCACGGTCTTTCCATGTCCTGCTCACGCCGTTTTCGGAGAAACTTGCCATGTATGCTTCTCCTGCCTGTGACCGGTCGTACACTGCCAAATTGACCATAATGTTTTCATAGTTCTTAACATCACTGTCAATCTGGTCTTGCGTGTATGTGTCCGGATAGTTCCGTCTGCTGATAATCTCTTTTCTTGCCTGCTCTAAAAGCTGTTCAATCAAAGGGTTACATTCTTTTTCATCAAACACAACTTTATCGGACTTTTCTCCGGTCGTTTCGTCCTCTACCTCTTCTATATGAAATTGTTGTAAACGAATCTTTACTTGTTCGACAAGTGTGTATGACATAAGCGATCTCCTACAGATTAAATTTTGCAATCAGAATTTCTTTCAGTTCCGCACCGCTTGTTGCTTGTGCGTTTTCAATTCCCTGCTCTGCGGCAAGTTTCTGCAAGTCTGCGGTACTCATTCTGTTGATTTCGGTCTTTGTATATCCAACGGAAGATACCGGAGAATTACTCTCCGGCACCTCTTCTCCTGCGTTGTACCATTTACCATTATGAATCACTATATATGGATATTTCATAGTTGCACCCCCTACTCTTCGCTATGAACCTCATATACGAATGTGCTATCCATATTCTCGTATGATGGAAGTACAACCTCAGATGCAAATGTTGACATCTTCATAGGTGGTCCATACTCTGTCTTTGTAGCGACTGTAATACCTACACCATATGTTGTTACATCAACATCAGCTACCTGTCTTGCAGTTCTTTCTTCCGGTGTAGTGCCAAACCAAGTGCTTCCAAGGCTTCCTTCTGGAAGAAGTGTAACCTTGTTATCCGGGTAGAAGTACTGCTCTTTGCCATCATCATCAATGTACATCTTATCGTAAAGTACGATAGTGAGCTTCGCTCTCTTCTGCACCACTGAAATAACAGTATCATCGTCAACCTCAATAGTTGCTGTAAGGTTCTGTGCAAGAATTGAGTTTCTTATCTGTGCATTGTCAAGCAAATACTGAAATGTATTGCTGTTCATAAGCGCATATCTAGCAATCTTACCCTGCTTCTGCAACTTCTTTCTTGCATTGTTAAGGTCTGTAAGTGGCTTTGAATTAGCTGTATCGCTCCACATACTTGTGCCGGATAACTTTGCGTAATGGTCTTTTGCGTATGAACCATCCTTGTCATAATCGTAAGCATACTGAACTCCATCACTTACAATAGCAATTACCGGATGACCTGCATTTGTAGAAAGAAGCGACATTCTCATACGCTCCGGTACAACTTCTGCGCCGCTTACAAGGTTGTTAGTGTCGTCGTATACGCTTGATAAAGCACTTGCAAGGTAAGGGTCGTCTTCTGATTGAATACGCTCAATTTCAAGCATTTCCTCTTCACCAACTGTCATTCCCTCACGGAAAAATGCCATCTGTGTTTTTTCCTTACTTAATCCGCCTCTAGCTCTAAGAGTTGGGATTGCGTCAAAGTTGGATGGTGCAAGTGAAACCGGTAAACCCTTGTGTGTCTTAATCCAACTTAAATCAAGTCCCTGCTTCTTTCTTTCTGGAAACCACTGTAAGCCAAGATAAGGTATCTGATTACTAGCGTTTTCTGTTGCCGATAATGCAATAGACTTACTGTCTAATACTTCATTAATTAACATCTATTTACCTCCTGTTATTATTCAAATACAATCATTGGAAGAGCTGTCTTAACTGTTGCGTCATATGTAACGCCGGAATGTGCTTCTGCTACTTTCGTGTTAAGATATGCTTTCTTAAGCAGTACTCCCTGTGGTCTGTCCTCTGTTACATCAAACCTTAAAATGCCTACTACTGTGGCTGTGTTGTCAGCCTTTCCATTTGCTCCGATTGGCGTACCTGCTTTGACAATCCTCTTGCCCTGTGCGTTTTTAGTTGTTACGCCATCAAAATCAAGTGTTAATGGGATTGCTTCATTAGGCTCTCTCTTTAAAATCTGAACATCTCCTGCGTATAAAGTCTTTTCATACTGCATATTCATTTCCTTTGCCATTTCTTACCTCCTGTTATTGCTGAATGTAATGTGATAAAACGTCATTGTTCTTAGGTGCGTTAGATATAAGGCTTTCTGCTATCTTTTCAGCATTTGTCTTATTATCTGCACCGGCTTTATTACCGCCAGCCGTGCCACCGCCCGGATTCGTACTGCCATTTGCAATCTCCTGTTCCTTGGCTTGCGCTGCGGCGGTCTCTTTTTCAGAGATAATCTTTCCAAGAACGTCATAATCAAAGCTGCCATCGTCTTTTACAATCTGTGCTGCCTGCTCTGCGGTAACATTAAATTTAGATGCGGCATTGGCTCTCTGCGTGGCTATTGCCTGTGCTTTTTCAAGTTCCGCGATTCTCGCATTGGCTTTTTCGAGGTTCTTATTTGCTTGCTCGACTTCCGTGAGCTTTCCCTGTTCGATATCATCTAGCTGCTTCTGCAACTCTTCAGCTTTGTCAGCCTTTGTCTTGTACTCGTCAGCCTTTGCTTTGGCTTTTTGTACGGAACTTCCGTAATCTGCCATGATTTTGTCCGCGTTTTCCTCGCTTAATCCCATAGCAATCAGATCTTCTCTCTTCATTCATTACCTCCGATATGTCATACGAATTTTTATACGGTGCAACGACACCGAACGACATTGTTGATTTTTACGCTCACAACTTTGCGAATTTTTATAAAATAAAAACAGCCGCCGATTATTCGGTGACTGTCTTATCTTCAAATTTATTATTTTGTTTTATGCCACTTGTCGGCACCAGTTGGGGTTTCTAAAGCTCTTTCTGTTGACCACCCTCGTTTTATTCTTGAATATAATACTTTAGGGTCAAATCCTAGATGCTTCGCCCATGCAGAAACTGTTTTTGTTTCTCCTTTGTATGTCAAATACCTCTTACCTGCGTTTGAATTTTTCTTTACTTCGGTAGTCAGTGCCTTTTCTGCTGAATACCCGTTATTCAATCTCCAACGAATAGTTGATTCTGATATTCCTACTTCATCTGCCCATTCTTGTAAGCATTTTGTCTTTCCTTGATATTCAAGAAAGATAGTATTTGTTCTATTATTAGCTTGGATTTTTGCATCTGTAAATCTGCAATTATTTGGCTCATAATTACCATTTACATCTATCCGGTCAATACTTTGTTCTTTTTGGTGTTTATTTTCATCAAAACCATTTTCGTAAGCCCATTTCGCAAAGTTCCTCGCCCCGTCTTTCCCTAACCATTCCTCGCATACTTTAATCCCTCTCCCACCGTATTTCTCATACTTCCCATCATTAGGATTGTAGCACCTTGCTTTCATGCTTTCCCAAGTTTTATAAACTCTTTTACCTGTCAACCCATGTGCAACATGTCTTGCCATTTTCTTATCTGGCATATAATCATCTCCTTTACATGTATTATATCATAGTTGCTAGCAACTTGCAAGTTACTTGACAATTACTTGATGGTAATTTATACTACACAAAAAGAGGTGATAATATGCCGCAAGGAAAAATTTCAGAAAGTAAAGTTAAAACTACAATTGTTATGGAAAAGAAGCTTAAATCTTCTCTTGAGATTATTGCAAAAGAAGAAATTCGCTCTCTTAACAATCTCATGGTTAGTATTTTAACTGATTATGTAAAAACAAGAACCGATAGGAATTAGCTTGTCGGTTCTTGTTTTTTTGTATTCTCATTTTCTTTTTTTACCATATCTACTGTTTTATACAAAACATCGAAATATGGCTTTGATTGTATAAATACTTTTTCGGCATCTCCCCATAATCCACAAGTAGATACTGCTATTCTTGGATTTATTCCAGCTTTTAACATTTGATCGAGTGCTTGCGTTTTTGTATATAAATTATCAAGAGGACTATGGTTGATTTGAACATCAAAATCTCTTGCCGTAAGCCCTAAATCATGGTCTTTAATTCTTATTACGTTTAATATTACTTTAGCTAATCTCTTTTCCGATGTTTTTATTATCGGGTCTTTTTGTTTAGCCCTGGTTTTAGAGAAGTCCCATCCTGCCCTTAAAGATACCGCCCCCTGTGTATCACCACCAGAATTTTGCGATTCTCTTGTCGGTATAGCAAGAATGGACTGTGCATTATCCCACAAATCATCCTTTGCGACTTGGCACTCTGTCTGGTTCAGCTCTTGTGTCATAATGTCAACATCTGATTTATTCTGCTCATTATTGGATTTTACCGTCAGCGCATGGGAAATCTTCATTTTTTCAAAGGTTTCCGTGTCAATGTCGCAATTTACAAACTTTATCCAAAACTGAACAAACTGCTCAACGCCATCCATTCTGTTTGACTGCATTGTATTGATTGCATCTAATAGTCCGATTACAAGCTCAATATCAGAAATGCGCTCATGGTTGTTTGGAAACTCAACAATTGGGATTCCACCAAAGCCATGCAGTTTCCAATCTCGAGCCTCTCCGTTCACAATCTTGCACTCGTAAGAGTCCGTATAGCAGAGTTTATACATCTGTCCATCGGCATCCTTAAGCTCTTGGATTGCTAAAAGTGGTTCTTCTGTGGATTGGTTATAAATAACAAATGTATTCATTGGTGTTGGTGCGACAATTCTAAATGGTATATCCCCATTTGCAAACTGCACCGCCTTAAATGACGTTCCGGTTGCTGATTGCCATTCTCCTGCCTTAATGTCCTTTTCCTGCTTATTAGCATCAGTCAGATAATCGTTAAATTCATCAACCGCATTGTTTATTCGGTCATCATCTTTCCTGCTGATAAGCTGAATTGGCTCACCGTAAGTCTGACCAACCTTGAATTGAACAATCTCATAGGCATGGTTTTCAGGCACCTTATTGGTTATATCCGCATTCTGTACCTTTGTTCGGTACAATACAGGCTGATCGCCCTTGTAATAGTTCCACAGATAACGGATGATCGTCTTGTTGAAATAAAATGCACCAATGCAGTTTCCGACAACATTTACGATATTGTCTGCCGTAATCTGTTCTACGTTAGCATATGCAATTTTTCTTCCATATCTGCCTTTTACAAGGTCATGAAAATACTGTGTATTCATATAAATAAAACTCCACTACTGCAAGCGCGTTTTGGTATTGGCTTTGTTTCAATCTTGCCTGTTGCCACGCGATAAATCACAATATGATTGCATTTTTTACATTTACACGGATGGTCTATCGTAGATCTCCCATCATAATGTCCGGCAATTCTTCCACAATCCGGACAATATATAGTTACTTTTTCCATAGAAGTCTCTTTCTTGTAAATAAAAAACCCCGCCATTTCTGACAGTGCCTTTACGGGTTATATACTTTTGGGGGTTGTAGGAATTTGTTTTTCTACTCTTTTAGTATACCATGCAAGTTTTTGGAAATGTTGTGAAAGAGTGTGAACTATTGTGCACTTTTATGCACTCTTTTCAGAATAAAGCTGTCCATAACGTCTTTCAAACTCCTGCAGTGCTCTTTTCCTAAGTTTCATAATGTTCCTGTATGAATATTTCATCTCAACGGAAATCAAGTTCCAATCTTTTCCATTGACATAATGTGATGAAAGCACGATGTACACATCTGTATTATCCATACTGTCAATTTGCGATATGATAATCCGTCTTTTATCAACCAATTCATCTACAAGCGTCTGAATTTCGTTCTGCAGATCAACAATTTTTGATACCGCACTTCCCATTTTGTCGGGATTTCCGGATGATTGCACATCCACCTCTTTCGGAGATATGGATATAGATGTTGCCATATCGGATAGCCTTTTGATTTCTTCCAGCTTATTTGCAATCGCATGGTCAATTCTGCTTATCTGTGAAAGATATTTGTCTGTTGTCATATCCTAATACCTCCTAAATGGGTTTACTGCCGCTTCTACCTTTGCTTGTGTTCCGCTTCGCATCTCGTTCTCAAACAAAGCAACTGAATCCGGTGCATCATCATGCTTTACTTTTCCACTTCTTGTCATGGTTGTAAGTTCTTTCATAAACTTGTAATATTGGCTCTGCCTGTCCATTTTCTTGAAATCGCGAAAATAATAATCACGAATGATATTATCTCTCGCATTTTCCATTCGAGTTATTTTGTTTGAACAATTAAACTTGAATCGCGCGCTACATCTTCCGCCTTGCTTTTTTACAATTTCCATTACATCTCGACCAAAATATTCTCCGGCACTGTTACTCTCGAATGTAACCGTCTTTACGTTGTGCTTAATAAGCATATTTGCGCATTCCGGCTTGGTAAACTGTGTTCCGGCATTGTCGAACACTACATCTACGATATAAACCTCGTTGCCGTACACATAGCCAATTGGCATTGAGCAGCTATCTTCTCCCTTATCTGCACTATCACAAGCCGCCATAATTGCATCTGGTTCTCGATCAATAGGAAGTTCCTCAAAATAATTAAGCTCATTCTCCGCAAACATTCGCCCTTTTGCTTCAAATGGTTCTTGTTGGAACTCTGCCGCCCACGTTTCTTCCGAAACAAGTTTTCGTTCCTTTTGGTAGTAAACGGTTGTGAATATCTTCCGCAATCCCTTTTTATCTTTTCGATAAATCTCCCAATTGCTTTCATCTGTGATTGGGTCAAGTGCCGGAATCGCAACTTCTTTCCATCTCCACTCCAATTCATCAGCTTTATTTTGTAAAGCCGTAATTGGGTCGTACAAGCTGTATTTCGTTCCCTGTATGATAATAGGTGTTCCCTCTAATCGTCTACCAAGAACATCATCTGTTACTTTCTCGCAAAGAAACTCTAATCTATCTCTATTTCGTGCTTCCTCATGGTTTTTAACACAGTCATCAATATAGACAAGTACATTTGCTTCGGTACATCCTACGATTGCACCATCAATCGGACGGCATGTAAATGTCGGGAAGATATTTTTGCTCTTAAGGTCGATTGATAGATTTTCAGCACTTTTATAGTCCTTTTCGCCTATCTTTGTTGCTTCCGGGAAAACACTTAAGAATCTGTTGTAAGTGCTTTCTGTTTCAAATCCTTGCAATAAGCCACCATAAAATCGCTTAACAAGTCCCTCGCCTTTTCCAACGCCGAATATACTTCCGTCCGGGTCGCGTCCACCCATCATCTGTGCCAATTTCAGACCGCCTGTTGTTTTTCCGGTTCTTTTCGGTTGCGATACAGACAAAAAATCCAATTTCCCATCGTAAATCTCCTGGTATGCTCCGACTACAGGTTGTAGCACTTTTCTTCTTGGGAAATAAAATCTTTTCCACGGATCCTTTTCATCAATTTCAATGTAATAAAAAAAGCTGTCCACAAGGTAGGCTGATTCATACATCAAAACATCGTAGAATTGTTGAAGCACCTTGTATGTCGTATCATGTTCTCCGGCATACACTTCTAGGTCTGCAACTCTGCCACCTGTATATTGCTTGACATAGCTTGCTATAAGTTGCTTTGCCATTGCGGATATTTTCAATCCATAATCAACGTCATGCTCCGTCCTTAAGGCAACCGCTACAGCTTGTATGTATGCATCTATTACCTGTTCATCAACACCTTTTCTCTGTATGTAGTTTTCATATCCATTTACTGCATTGATTAACTGCTTTGAAGCCAAATAAAAAGCACCTCCGCAAAAAGCAGAAGTGCCTTGACCTCTGCCTATAACTGTTTTAGGGTAGCGACTAACTCTATCTGTCAGCCGGTTGTCTTTTAATTGTAATATACCATTTTGTGGCACAATGGGCATTCACACTTGTAGTTATCGCCTTCCCTTTGATCTCCACAATATTCATATTCAGTCTTTTCCGCTTCAAAAACGGTTTTGCAATTCTTACACTCAAACTTTAAAGGTTTTCTTTCGTACCTAAGGCTGCCTTCTTTGATTATTTTCATTTCCAATGCACCTTGAACCCTTTCTTCTTATACTCTTCTACGGCTTTTTTAAGGCTCATATCGTCCTCATACTTTTCATTCAGCATAATCACCACATTGCCTTTTTCAATGCCGTATATGTTGCAATTTGCAAGTTTCTTAGTCGTTCCAAGGATAGCTTTTGTCTGCTTTCGGCTCATTTCATAGGTTTGGGTTCCCATATTAACGATCATTTCTCATAAACCTCTAATCATTCCTAGCAGCCCTGCACACACGAGTATTGCATCTCCTCGAATATCTAATACGCATTACAGAATCATGTACAAGGTCTGGCATATACCCTCTTTCTAAAATAGTTTTCGATATTCCCCTTGCTTGCTTGATGCTATTGAGTAATGGCATGTTTAAATCTTTTCTAAAGTGCTTAAAGTACGAAAAGAACCATTCTCTTTGTGCATATTTTATATTGTGCCTTATTCTGCTATCTAATTGCAGACAATGAAGCATTTCTTTAATTCTGATCATTTCTCATAAACTCCTCAAAATCTTCCATACATTTATAACACAAGTCGTATGTGGTATTTAAAATGCCATTCCTTGTAATGGAATTTCCACAAAGTATTCCTTTTTTAATTTCAGTACCACAACGATCACAAGTACACCATTCTTTTTGATGTTTCATATAAATCCCTCACTTATCACATTCGATTCCCGGAATGAATGTTCTTTTACCCATACAAGCATCTTCAAAAGTCGTAGTTTCTATTGAACATCCGCAACTAACCGGGTCTAATGGACAATTTTCATGATTAATACATGTGCATAAAATTTCTTTTTCCTGCTTCATCATTTCACCAACTTTCAAAATAACCCTAGCATGCATAAAATATCAAGTTCCGATATTTCTTTTGCACCCTCTCTTGTGTGCGCAAGAATTTCTTCCGTCGAGCATTTTTCCATATCGTTGCACTTACTCTTATCAAAATTTCTCAAAAAACAGTAATGTAGACAATACCCATATCCGACTCCAAGTAGAGTACCATGAATACTTTTACAGACAACATTGTAATTTTCTGTTTTTAAAATATCATGTTCTCCATCTAAGAAACATTCTTTTCCGTTGTTGTCCATTTTCTCTTTGAGATATTCAAGAAAAATTCTCATTTCTTTTTCTGAATCGGAAATGCACAAAATAGAATCCTTCTCTCTATCATCAATTATTTGTTTCGATTCATTATCACAAAATTCACACATTCTTCCACCCCTCCCCTTTATTAAATACCACGTTTTCAAATATTGCCGTTTCCACCTTCTCTGGCTGACTTTCTGGAACATTCCTTGCCGGAATCTGTTTAAATAGAATTTTGCAATAAGGACAGTTATCAACTTCGGAATCAGGTATCAGCATTCCACAGCGAAAGCAACTTGTCATAATTCACACCCCAATCAAAGTAAATTTTCTTATTTCTTTTGGAATCTCACGATGCAAAATGCCATCTGTATCAAAATATGGTTCGCTGTTTAATAACTGCTTGCGTTCTACATTTTCTAGATATACTCTGCTTGTTTTCCCACAAATCGTGATTTCTCCGAACATTTCCCCTATTTCAGCCTTGAATCCGCTTACATCATATGGAGTTTTGCAATAAGGGCACACCTTTTTATCTGTTTCGATTGGTGCGCCACAATTCACGCAGTTTGTCATATTTTGTACCCCAATCATAGCAAAAATCGGAATCCTCGCGAGATTCCGTATCTTTCGTTTGATATAAACATTCCGCAATGTTTTTATCATCAAATAGCGACACAGGGAATCGAACCCTGTCAGTTCAAACCATGCCAACCGCTTTCAAATCTGCAATTTCTAATCACGGAAGGGTTTTCTGTTTCCAATAATACCGCTACCATCCATAAGTCTCCCACCGACCGGAACTATTGCAGTAGCACCCGACTAAGTGGAGATAAAGACGAGCACGCCCGGAAAGCATCGAACTTTCGTTAGAGGTTTTGGAGACCTCTTTCTGACCAACAGACAGACGTATATAACGCAGCCAAACCATAGACCGTCTGCAAGCAAACAGCATAATTTGACCGAATAGGTGGGTGAGGATTTGCACCTCACATAAACCGTGCACTGTTCACATTGGAGGGAATCGAACCCATAGGACTTCAACCATGAGTTTTTAATCTTTGTCCTGTCTCTTCCATCTGCGCGTCTACCTATTCCGCCACCACCTAATTTCATGGCTCATGCACCGTGGGATAGATGCATGATAGAATACCACCGGACGGTCTCGCACCGTCCTTAACAGAATCGTCCTAGTGGCGAAAGGAGGAACCCAAATGCTTGAATCACTCAACCAAGGGTTCAAGTACGTATGGAAAACATACGTGGCTACATGGAACGTCAACATGTAACCAATTAGGCTACCGGGATTCGAACCCGGAATGCAGGAATCAAAATCCTGTGCCTTACCGTTTGGCGATAGCCCATCATTTCCAAATGGTCATAATATTCATTGCAAAGATTGCGTATGAAAGCAAATACCCCATTGCGTTTGAATTGTCTTTTTGTTTTACCTGTTCTCCCATAAGCCCAAGTATTACGAGGACGTCTGTCGCTGTTGCGATTATATTTAAAATCATATCAATATCTCCCATCCTCAAAGCTGTGTTCCTGTTTGAACCGCTCCATTTCATTCACGCTCATGCCGAAAAGTCCGGCAGATGAATCAGAATTCGTATGTTCGAAATATTCGCCCTGTTGTGGAAACATGAACCGGAACATAGCATAATTCGCAATGTCACACAGATATTCGAGGTTTCCGGTCTCTTCAAACTTGGCAAGGCACATTTTCAAACTTTCGATTGCATCCACATTCCCGTTTGAAAAATTCATTCTTGCCGGTCCGTATTTGTAATACGACTGTTCAATCAAACCTTTGCGTTTTTCATCAAAGGTTTCGGAATACTCGGTTTTCATCAACTCATTGCTGCAGCTTGCCATTAAACATCACCTTCCGCTCTGTGGTTTGCTCTTTCAATGTCAAACCCTTCTGGGTAACGCGCCTTAAGCTTGTCTACGTTCATTTGCATGATTTCATCAAGACTCCAGCCGAAGGATTCGCAAAGCATTGCAAGATACCAACAAATATCGCCAGCTTCTTTCTTTGCGTGTTCAATATCAAGCTGCTTCTCATGGAAAATCCATTTTTTGATTATGTCGTTAAATTCTCCAACTTCACCGGATAGTCCGAGACAAGCATTAAAGATGCCGCCAAGGTCATAATCTTGCAACGCAGATGCGATATTGTTCTTTTTGCAAAATTTAAGCAAATCAAGTTTATCCGAAATTCTTTCTGTCGCCTTGCGATCATTTGTCCGCATGGCTAACGACTGATACTCATTTCCGGTCATATATCATTCTCCTGTCCGAAACACTCTTTTTTGTTTTTAAAAATTTTTTTGGAAATTTAGTTGCGATTCGCAACGTGAAAGTGAATTGTTATAAATTTATTATGGCCTATTTTCGGTGAAAGTCAATGGGTGTTGTTGTAAGTGGCTTTTTATTTTTTGAGGAATTTGAGGAACTTAGTAGACGCCCGGTGGTCTTTCTGTCAGACCCCCTCCCCATCCTTTTCTTGCAAACATGGGAATCTAAAATATTTTCCATTTCGTTCTGTTGTCATTGTGTGAAAATCAAATTGTTTTAATACAATTTATGCCATGCCCTTGTAACTATTCGCAAAACCTAACTTTTCCGAATAGTTAGCGAATAGTTAAAACGCTACAGCCCTTGGTATTACTGCATTTGTGAATTGTAGAATAATCACACACAATTTAAACCGTATTATTTGCAACTGCATCTGTGAATTGTGTATCAATTGCGTGCAATTCTTTGCTCTTTTTCTCGTCCAATCTTGGCAACTCCTGCGCTGTAATTGCCTTGCGCTGGGTGGCATTATCTCCAATTCCTGGCTGATTCATGCCAAACTCGGAAAAGTCGTTATTTCCCACGAACATAGTACCCACTGGGCTGTTGGAGTCGTACGCACGATCAAGGATGCAATCCTTGCGTGATCGCTGCAATTTTTGCCAAATCTTAAAAGCCAACGAACTTGATTCCTCATCTTTCCACAGGTCAAACGTTGTAGTAGGTATATTACAAAAATAACTAAATGCCACTGTACTTACCAACTTGCTGTATACATTGGATATATATATATAATAATCACAAAGCTTATATAATACCTCTCTGTCATACCTGTTACAGTTAGTCGGTATAGTTGCATTACCAAGAGGTTTCAAAGTCTTGTCTTTTAATACCGATGTATCAGGGAATAGATGCATACCAACATACTGCATAACAGCTTTCCATTGTCTCTGTCCAGCTTTTAACAAATCTTCGATGTGAAATTCTATACAAGCGTTGTCTATTAAATCCTGTACAGTTGATGTGTATATCTGTACTGTACCTAGATCCACTATAAGGGTTGTAAGATCTACACTCTCTATATCCTGCATATATTTCACACCTCCGTTCCGTTTAATCTCTTTGATTCTGGTATACACTATTTCCGGGTTTAAAGTCAAGCCTTAATTTTTACGGTGGTATTATATACTTACGCCGCGCGCGTATGCGGATATACACTTACTATAAACCTATAGGCTTTAAATACAGTGTATTATTATTAATTTAAAAGATTAAGAAAAAGAGAGAGAAAGAGAAACATAGTTCTGAAAAAGCGACGTCAGACGATTGTGTCGCCTTATGTCAGACGATTGTCAGACGATTTTTACCAAAAACTGATACTATTCTATCATTTCTGGACTTGTCAAAGACCTAATGAACCTATCCTTGTTTATAAAAATTTAAGAAAAGTTTTATAGTTTGTTTACGGTTTTTTCGGAGATTTTGTAAGATATGCCCGGGCAAGTTGTTGTTTTTTGGACATGACAAAAAGAAAAGACAGCCGGAAAAGCTGCCCTTTGTTTGAAAATATTCAATTACGTTCTTATTGCTTCTGAACCAGCTCGCAAACCAATGCGTCAATACGTTTTTCCATTTCGTCAAACTCGCAAGTCTCATTTTCCTGAAATGCCGGCATTAGTACATAACCTTCAAACTCTTTTGTTGTGTCGTTCCACTTTCCTCCGGTCGCAAAAGACAAATCCCCATTTTTTAATATTGCCAAGTTATCTACATTCATCTGCGATTCAACCAATTTTCTGACATATACGGAAATCGGCTCACCGCTTGGCAACTTATAATTATCTCCTGTAAATTGCCACTGACTTCTAATTTTTATAATCTTTTTAAAATCATTTCTTTTCATAATATTTTCCTCCTACATGCCTTGTTGACTCCGTAAACCAACTGTGCTATTATACTTTTGCGGCGCGCTTAAACCGTAACATGCGATGTATTGAAATATTTGATTTGTAGAATATTTCAAAAGATAAACCGTAACATGAGATGTTTTGAAATACTCACTTTATGAGGTATTTAGCGTCGCAGGAGGGGGATTTATTCCCCCTTATTTTTTGTGAATTTCTTGTATTCTTCAAAATCTTTCATAATCGCGTTTACAATCATCTCTGCGACGTCGCTTTTGTCGTAATAATCCCCGGACTTGTCACTGTATCTATTTTTGTCAAATGTTTCAGCTTCGGCAATATACTCATATTCACCGCCAGAATAATCATATGGAATCAGCCTCAGATCTGCTCCGAGGTACTCGCGTCTCTTTGCTTCCACATTGTTTTCCGTCCAATCCATGAGCACGATATAATGTGGCCCCCATATTTTGTGATTGTCTACTCCACCCATAAAGATATTTACATTTTTTGTGATTTCTTCTCTGCTTAAATCTTTGCTAATTTCCATGGTTGTTCCCTCCTTGGCTTTCGCCTTTGCTCTATTCCTTTGATCTGATTACATTATATATAATTAGTGCTTAATTGTCAATACTTAATTAGTGCTTAATTTATTATTTTTTCATTCTATCCATTTTGTCGAGTTCCGCAAGAATCAATTCCCTAGCAAATGCGCTTGTTTTTAGTCCGTATGAGTTGATTCTCTCTATTGTTCCAAGTGGCAATATAATGTTTATTCTATCTTTATTGCTCATGCATTTCTTTACCGCTTGCCTGTTCTTTTCCGCTTTTGTGTTTTCGTCCATCTTTCTGCACCTCCGTATTTTTTCTTACATTATATATAGTTAGTGCTTAATTGTCAATACTTAATTAGTGCTTAATAATAATGCATAATTTCTAATATGATATTAGTGCTTAATTTTGTATGTTTTGCCTATATACTTTAGTGCTTAATTTCTGTATAATACAAGTATCAAATGAAGCACAGAAAGAGAGGTTACAACATGAAAGATATGAAAGCGGCAGAAACATTATTAGAAAGAAAAGGTTATTATATTTCGAATCAGTTTGACGGCTTTACCACTCTTCCGGATGAATACGAATTGAGCGACGTAAACGGGAATGTTGTTATTGACCATTTGAGCGAAGCGCAGATTTTACAGCTTTCGGAAATTTTATAGGGAGGGCTTAAATATGAGAAAGACGGGAATGCGTTTTACATGGGAAACAACAAAGAACGGTGACGCGATCAACGAACTGAAAAAGAACGGAATCTCGTTTGAGTATAACCACTTTGGGGAACTCACAGCCGACTTTTACGGAATCGGGATCGCTAATTATTCCTCTTTCGTCCAGTTCATCAAAAAGCTCTTTGAAGCTTTCTGATTCCTGCTCATATTCCACGAGTCCATTCACACTTGTTGCCTTCCATATAATCATATTCCGTCCTCCTTCTTCCTCTTCAGATTTTCTAATTTTAACATATGTCGTTCCCATTTCGGCTCTGTGCTGTTTTCTTGATCTGACTATACTATAGCACACATATATCACTTTTACAAGTGATATTTTATTTTTTTTGCAATTTCTTTTTCAGTTCCAAATCTTCCGGACTCTCTACATATATAAAGATGTCTTTCGGCTGCATATCCAAAAGCAGACAAAGATTATTAATGCTCTTTGCATTTATATTTGTGTCCTCACGTTTTATTTTTTTGAGCGTTTCTTGACTTAACAATCCGCTTGTTTTAGCCATGTAGGAGTTAAAGCCGATGCGCTCCAACGCGTCCCCTACATCAAATCTGTATTTTAGCATTGCGTACCTTCCTTTCTATATAGATTTTCTTAAATCAATCATACTTTTCCTATCCGGAAAAGTCAAGAAAAATATTTCTAAAAAAAGTGATATTTACTATTGACTGTCACTAAATTTAGTGATATGATACAAGCATCAAATGAAGCACAGAAAACAAAAAAGGCGGTCACTCCTACCAAGAACGAACCGCCACCAATCAAAAAAGAAAGGTAGCTATATTATAGCACAGGTAAAAAGAAATGAGAAGAACAAACAGCAAAGAAACAATGGAAGCAATTAAAAACGCAATCATGGAGAGTTACGAAGCAGCAGAGGAATATTACACATATGACAACAAGGAAGCAAAGACAGACTACAACGACATATGCAAAGACATTTTAACGGCTTTTGAGAACGAGAAAGTTAAATATGATTGTCAGTATAGAGCCGGAAGAATTAGTAAATATTCTTTGTTTTGCGACTGGATGGCAGGACTTCCTACAGCTTTCCCTATTTCTGATGATATTTTTCTTGGCTCTGCCGTTGATTGGCTTGCTGATATTTTAGACGAGACAGAAGAGGAAAAAGGCAGATATACAGAGGATAAGGCAGAAGCGACAGCATGTAATCTGCTTTACAGAGAGCTTACAAAACACGCTGCAAAAGCAAAATAATTAATTAGCAAGGTTGGCGCTTCCGGGGTTCGATTCCCCGGCTTGCTTTTACCGGGAAACTGGAAAAATTTGAATATGGAGGACTTGAAAATGGGAAAAACAAATATTGATATGTGGTATGGTGACAAGCCGGAACAGGTGACAGGATTAGACATATATTTTAATGATTTAGGCGGGTTTTATTCCTGAAATCTTCGCATTTTCGGGGAAATTGTTGGTGATTATTACGCCGACAGCGTACAAGACATAGAAAAAGCCTTTCCGCACCTTGCGAAAAATATTGAAAACTGTTTGAATTAGCCGCCGCAGAGAATGCCAGCCGGATCACTACCGGCGGCGGTTTTTACTCAAAAATGAGTAAATAAAAGGAAAAGAGGTAGAATAAATGGAAGAAAGATATATTTTGCACACGGGAAAAGGTGTGCAGATCGTAACAGAATCGCAAGCAATTAACAACGCGCTATATCAAGAAAAAAGTGGCGTTATTCCGCGTTACTCATTCCTGGATTATAAAACCGGTGAAAACCTCACACCGCCCGGATGGCTCGTGTGGTCAACTTTTGCGGACGGATGCGGCGTTGTGTACCGCAGATCTGACGGAAAAATGATCGTAACAACAGGATTTCAAGGGGATTTTGTTGTAATTTAAGGCGGTACCATTCCGCCTTTTTCGCGTGCTTGGTGCATCCGTTCCGGTTCGATTCCGGGAGCGCGGACTACATGGAAATCGGTTTCCATGCGCAAATTGACAAATAAACACAATATAAGGAGGTGGGAAAGATGGGAAAATATGAGTATATCGGAAAAAGGGAAATCATGCGCCGGGTGTCTGCCCTTGGTTATCTGGAAATATCCGGCAAAATGTGCGGCTACTCAAAATTTGAGGGTGTGGAATGGGTGGAGTCTGCAAAAACCAAAATAACCGTCCAGCGTGGCGGCGATTGGTTGCAGATCACGCAAAAGCCGGAACGCATAACACAAACTTACAGCCGGTACGACGGGAAAAACTATCTTGACAAGTGGTAAAATGCGGTCTATGCTAGATTATAACTATAGCTGGGCAAGCGTCTTCTGGCGTTTGCCTGTGACCGGCAATATCATCAAATATCATCAATGAATTATCTATATGCAACATAATATATAGTGTATTTGTGTTATTTGCGGAATGCCGCAGATAATTGCACGTTTGTTACACGTTTTTTGGAATCCGTGAAAATGGAATCTTGACCCCAAAAACGCTACCCCAGGGGGGTACAAAAAAATTACGAAATATTTTTTGGGGCGCGGAAAAATTTTCAAAAACCCGCCAGTTGGGCGGGTTTTCTTATTTCTTCTCTTTCATTACAATTTCTAAATCAAGCCCCAATGCATCCGCAATCTGCCGCATTTCCTTTTCTGAAAAGTTGTCACGTTTTATTTTCTGATTGATATTCTGATGGCTTGTATCGAGTAATCTTGCAAGGTCAGAAATTTTCATATTCCTATCAACCAAACAATGTCTTAGCGCTTGTGAAAACATTACTACACCTTCCTTTCTTTTTTTATAATAACATTTTGTTTTTCAAAAAGCAATTAATAAATTTCAAAAAACATCTTGACAATTATATATTGAAAAATTATAATGCAATTACAGAGTTGCAAAATACAATTTGTTTAATGCATTTCAGAAAGGAGCATAAACATGAACCAAATAGAACAAACAATTACAAGTGTTGAAGTTGCCGAAATGGTAGAAAAGACACACGCCAACCTATTAAAAGACATTCGGAGATACTGTAAGCAATTAGGAGAAGTAAATATTGACTTCTCCGATTTCTTCAAGGAAAGCACGTATTGTACGGAGCAGAAAAAAGAATTGCCTTGTTATGACGTTACTAAGAAAGGATGCGAGTTTATCGCCCATAAGCTGACAGGAGTAAAGGGAACGGCTTTTACCGCTCGCTACATTAACAGATTCCACGACATGGAAGAAACTATAAAGCAATCACAGGCGGCATTGCCGAAAAAAGATGACCTATTTGCAGATTGTTACATTTCAAAACAGCAATTGGACGCATCACGCGGAGCGTGGTTCAGAAAAAATAATTGGAAATTAAAAATTATCATGGAACAGTTTGGGTGGACGAGAAAATTTTTTATATCACAAGATTCTCGTGGAGCTATCTGATATTTACGACTTAGAACTTGAAGAAAAGTTCTACGTGCAGAGGTTTGGCTATAGACCAGAGTACAAATTGGATTTGTTGGATGGCAGTAAAAGCCTTGCCAGACTTGCGACAGGATATATCAACTATTTATTAACAGAAGAAGGAGACTACTAAAATGGATGAATTTATTAAAATTGTATGTTCAAGTCAGCTTGACAATGAAACCGGAAATGCCTTTGTTGAATACTTCTCACCCTTAACAGAGAAGCTAAAAGGGTTATTAAGTGAAAATTTATATTCAGAGTTCGAGGAACTGCTTTTTAGTTGCTGTGCAAAGAATAATGATTTTTACATGACGGAAGGCGCGAAACTCGCTATAGAAATAATGAAAGGTTCTTACATTCCGAAAGTCTGACACAATCCCGGCGGCGATTCAAACCGCCGGATTTATTTTTTCCCTAGCGCAACAATGTTTTCTTTCGTGAAAATCAAAGACCGCGCCGCATAGTCGCTTTTGCTCAACTCTTCTATCAGCCTTTCCCTAGTCATTTCCGGATTCGTCCGGTGCACGTACTGTAAGAGTTCTGAAATTTTATCCATTATGCAACAACCTCCATAAGTTCAATCAATAATCTGTCTGCTATTTCAAATACTTCTCTTCCGTATGTAGCCAAGAAGTCCGCTACAATTTCCTCTGTATCAATATCCATGTATACATTATACGAAAGGCAGAACGCATGACATAATTCGTGACATAACACACGGTCAAGGAATCTTCCGCGTAGATCATCCGCAAGATATATCGTTTTCGTGTCCCTGTCGGTCATTCCTACCGTTCTGCTTCCATCACTTCTCTGTAGCATATCGCTGTAACGCGATACTTTGACCAAATTCCACATTTTATTGTTTATCGTGAACAATTTACCACCTCGCAAACAAAGAGGGCAAAATGCCCTCTCTATTACATTTTCGTGACAAGCGTAGTCAACTTTGTCTTGGTCAACTGCTTCTCTTCTGGGGACATGCCGGAAAACAGCTCGGTCACATCTTCAGAAAGAGATTTCATGTACTTTTCAAGTTCTTTCATCTTTGCGTCCTTATCTTCCGGTGAATTTCCGTTATGCATTTCCTTTGTCTCCATGTAGCTTCTCCGACTCATACCGGCTCTGCCCTCTCTTGCATCGTGAGTACCGGTACTCATGCCATTGTTTCCGCTCATAGGCTCTGAATAATACATCTTTCCCATACTCATTCTGTCAAGGTCTCTCATTCGCTCTGCATCCGACATATTTTCCCATTCGTGGTAATCTTCCGGCATCTGATGATAATATGGTGGTTCTACATATCCTCTGCGTGTTCCGCGCCCTTTCGGTGCGAATCTTCCGTTTGCATAGCGGTAATGGTCGTAATATCGTCTGTCCGGATAATCCTCGTACTGTTCAAGCATACGCATAATATCCTCGTTATTTTCAGACTTTTTCATCGCTTCAACAATGTTATAGTCCTTGTCAAAGCATACGATGTTCTTTGCAATCTCCGTCCAATCCTTGAGATCATCAAGGTTTTGTCCCTCAAAATTCTCGATTCCAATGCCGTCAACGTGGGCTTTCACGCAATCCATAATCTGTTTCGCAAACTTATGCATAATATCAAGCCTCCCTTACTGCAATCAAATTACTGTTCTGAACCTCGATAGCCTGTGCGGACGTATTCTGCACGGCTACGGTACTGCAACAACCGCATGGCACATCAACATATGCTTGTGCTGATACATTAAAGAAATTCTCAACTGCCGCAGGGGTCACGATCATCTTTGTTGACTGTAAAGGCTCTCCGTCTACTGCAATGGCAAGCGAAATCTCTCCAACTGTGCCGCCTGTCGGAATCTGAATGTTGCCGGAATACGATATCAAAAATCTAGCTTTGCACTGATTGGTGATACCTCTTAGCTTGATAATTCCACTTCCCTGTCTGTGTACGATACATTTTGTTCCGTTCACTGCTGTTTCTGTGAACGCAACATCTTCTCCAGCAGCAACGGTTTGTAATGCAATTCCTGTTACTTCCATTATTTTTACCTCTCTTTCACAAAAATAAGGGCAAACATTATAGTCTGCCCTTTGATTATAAGTAATACTGCATAGCAGACATGATTGAGTTAAACTCAATTAAGATACTCAATTATTTAGTTTTAGCAGCCACATCCTGTGTTGCATCCGCATCCATATGCATAAGCATTTGGGTTAGGTACAACATATGCCGGGATAGCAGACGGATTTACCGCATTGATAATCTGCTGTGTCTGAGCCGCCATCTGAGTTGTAAGCAGTGCGCTCTGACGATCCTGTGAAGCTGCTCTGCGAAGGTCGTTATTTTCTGCCTGTAAGCTAGAAATTTTCTCATTGCAGAGATAATCAAGAATAGCGCGTGTTCCTGCATTCTGACTGTCGATAATGTCTCTCGTGTTGCTGTTCATGGTGTTCTGCAACGCGCAAGTGTTAGTTGCCATGTTGTAGTTTACGCCTTGGATAGCTTCTCTTGTTTCGCAGCAGCAGTTTGCAAGCTGTGACTGTAATGCGTTTGTATTCTGCATATTAGCGACTGTATCAGCGTTGATAGCCTGCTGAATGCCGAATCCGGTCTGCAAAATGTTTGTGTTGATGCCATTCATGCCGGTTTGCACTGCATAGAATCCGTCACAAAGTCCGTTTGTAATGCCATCAAGTTTTGACACAACCGCCTGATTATCAAATCCGCGCTGGATTTCGCTTCCGACGCCACCATTCATTCCGTTTCCTCCGAATCCGTTACCGAATCCACCCCATCCAAAGATGGCAAAGATAACGATAATGAACCATAACCATGAGCCTTCTGCGCCCCATCCATTGTTATTTCCGTTTCCGTCAATGTTCGCAACAAGCGGAACGGATGCACAATTACCTGTGTTAAACATAGAATTTACCTCCATAATTCATTTTTATATACATAATCTTGCAAGAATTAGTATCACATTCCTAATTGGCTTTTAAACGACTCAAAAGCCTTATCTGCGTCAATCCCCTTTTCTTTGCACAAATTCCTAGCCATCTGCTCAATGCCTTTGGAATCTCCCTTCTGTGCCATCTGCATAGCATTGCGAGCCATAGGGTTGTTCATTACGCTGTTATTCCCCATCATTTGTTGTAAAAACTGCTGTGGGTTTTTCATTCCCTGTAACATCTGCATAGGATTCATTAAGACTCACTCTCCTTTTGTGTTCTTGAAGATTTTCTTTGCGTTTGCGAAGATAACTTATCTTCCAACTCTTCCATCTTTCCAAACAAGCAATCCAATTTGTCAGTAATAGCCTTTGTCGCATCGTCAGATAGCCCTATTTCAATTCTTTTATCGTCACTCGAAGAATCTGCCATCTGCTCATTAAAAGGCTTGTAAACGGTTTTTCTGATTGTTCCATTGGCATCCCATTGCTTTGCTACGATTGCGCTCATATCCTGCATTGGGAAAAACGCAACGCTTCCATCCATAGGTACATCATTCGCCATGATCGCCGATTCCGACTGTACTACCTTTCCTTGGATTCCAAGAAACTGCGGTTGCATCTGCGGAATCTGTGGCTCTGGCTGTTGAAATCTCTGCATTGGGTTATACTGATATGCGGCATAGCTTGGGTTTGGGTTAAATGCCATATTCTGATTTTGCATCTGATACATTCTCTTCCTCCAATACTTCCTTGATTGCGTGAATCATTGCTGACTGATACACAAGCGGAACCTTTGACACATCTTCTCTTGTTAAGATTTTTTCAAGAATTTCATCTGTAAATAACATTCCGCATCCCTCCTATGCTTATATTTTTGCATAAAAAAATACGGTTCTTCCGCAAAAAATAAGCAGAAAAACCGCATAAAAAAAAGAACGCCCACAGCGTTCCAAGTCTACCATTTTCAAAAAAGAATCTAAAGCACTTGCGCAGACTCCTTTCTTTTGTGTTCAATTTTTGAGTACCATTTTGAGTACCAATTTTTTTAAGACGCCGCAAACACAGTGTTTATGCGACTTTTAAAACAGTCCGTACGGGAATCGAACCCTAAAGTAATTGCCTTGAAATGGCTTAAAATAGCCGTTCTTTCAATTTTTCTTTGAGTACCTTTGAGTACTAGGGACTCATAATGCTTCAATTAAGTCAAGTTCCTGTCTCTTTTCCTCAATTCCGGTACGATCAAAATAATAATGATCTTTTGTGCAACTAATGTCTGTATGCCCCATAGTATCAAGGATTGTGGACTCTTTCACTTTTCCGTCAAGCAAGATACTTCCATACGTCTTACGGATTTTGTGTGGAGATTTCACTTTCATTCGCAGTTCATGTTCGCAGATATACCGCAAACGTTCACGAAAGTTGTAGGATTTCAACCGTTCTCCGTTTCTCTCGAATAGATATTCCCCGAAGGGATTTCTCTTTCGTACTTCATCAAGAATCCATTTGTACTTATCCGGCAATATGGCAAATCGCAATCCGGCTTCTGATTTCGGAAAATCTTTGACCTCATAGTGGAAACCATCATCATCACGATAGCGTGTCTCTGTAGAATTGATTGCAACCGTATAGTTTTCAACATCTTTCCGCTTTAATGCCGACAATTCTCCGACACGGACTCCTGTCTTAAACATAAATAACAATCCAAGGTTTACAATATCCAAGTGATTCCTTAAGTACATCTCCATGCGTTCCTTTTCATCCGGCATATATACTTGGTCTTTTGCCTGCCGGACTACGTGCTTAAACGCTTTTGGTGATATATCCATATCTTTCAGCGTGTATGTAATGGAAAACTTAACATACTTCTTCCGCTTGGCATACTTAAAGATTCCGTAAATCAGCGTTCGAAAATTTGAGAATGCCTTGGAAGTCATATTGAAATCATGGATGCTATTTCGTATAAATGTTTCAAGGTCGCATTCGTCTACACTTTTGATTCTCTTATCCTTGATGCCATCAAAGTATCTCTGAAAGTCCATTAAGTATCTGTCATAGGTTGCCCTGCTGATTTCTTCAAGTTCCAGCTTTTGTGAAATCCAACGATTGAAGATTTCCTCTACTGTAGGGTCATCCTCTCTCTCTTTCCAATAATCAATGATTTTCTGCTCGACCGCTTCTCTACGCTTTGCCTTGATTTTACGTCTGCCTTTTACTTCATCTGGCAGATATGAGTACCAGTTCTCATCCTTTCCTTGATAGATTTTATAAGGGTTTTTGTTGAGTAATTTTTCTCTCTTTTGCATAGTGACTTGTTTCTGCACAAGTGCTATGTCGAGAATACCACTATCAACGGCATATTTCAACAGTTCTTTTTCATCCAATCAAATACCCCCGTTCTTTCTATTTTATCTTTTATATCTCTCACTCTGTACTCTATCGTTCTTAGTGATAGATTTTCTTTTGTGGATATTTGCTTTTGTGAAAAACCACGGCAGAGAAGAGAGAAAATCCTCTCCTCTTCTTCCGTGAAATTGGCATTTTCTTTGATTTGTTCAAGTTCTGGCTTAATGAATTTTGTAAATTTCATAAGCCATTTCTCCTTATTTTATTGGTTGATATTTAAGTTTTTAAACATAGCACACATAACATCTACGACAATACTGTTTCCGAATTGCTTATACAACTGCGTATTACTGTTTACTGCTGCCATTTTGTCAATATCTTCATCAGATACACCCAT